CATACGGATTTCTATGGAGATATGATAAAGAATAATCCAATGGACGAACTGAAGAAAGAAGCCGAGCAAATACAGGCCTATCTTGATATAACCGTATCAGGGGACCCGGAAGAGATGTAGAAAGAATATCTACCCTGATGTCTTACATGTCCCGTTCAGGTGAAATGCTTGCAAAGGCAAAGAAGATACTGAGAGCCAGGAAAACCAGCGAGATAAACAAGACCATCATTTCAATTGCCAAAGCCTCACATCTTTCTGCATCCGTTCAAAATGCACTTCTGGACTCAATATGCGAGGAAGAATCATACCTGGTTGACTGGACCGAAAGGATAAATAAGACATGCACCCATCAGATCGACGGCCTGAGATCACTGCTTTCTTACGAGAAAGAGGAAATGAGATTGTCGAAGACAGGATATTAACACAGTTATAAACAATTATTACTAACCATTAACACTTGAAAAATCATGACAAAAAAAGAATTGGCAAACGTAGCAGCATCGCAGCTGGGAATGAAACCGGCTGATGTTGAAAAAACCATTGATGCGCTTATCGAGGCAGCCAAAGGTGCTGTTAAGGGAGGCGACACGATTCACCTGAGAGGCTTCGGAAGTCTCGGTTCTAAACTGAGAAAGGCGAAGCTGGCACGGAACATTAAGGCAGGAACACAGGTTGCTGTCCCTGCTCATAAGGTCCCTTATTTCAAGCCGTCGCCTGAATTCAAGGCCCTGCTGAGATAACCCTGCTGCCGGTTATGGCAGTGCGTTCTTTAAACCCTAAATACAGCCCCGGCAAAGGACCGGGGCAAAACGATCCGGTGGCGGAATTGGTAAACGATTAGGATGTAAGGATTTTACAAGCCGAATGGCACCTGAGAATAACCCGACTCTAAGCACCCGAGCAATATAAATGCTAAATGCATTTAGCTCTTGCTGAGTCCGGAACTGAAAAAATTAGGTTTTGTCTTACGCGCCCCTGTCACAATAAATCTTTGCAGGTTCGAGTCCTGCCCGGATCACAAATTGTAAAATTGATTATATGGCTAATTCATTCAGATCAAGAGGCTATTCACCTGAGTATATTCTTTGCAGGCAGATTGCTTATTATCTCAGGGCTCAGTACCCGCATGTTCAGTTTCATTTCGACTATGCCGGGTTACATCACACTAAAACCCAGGCAGGGCTAATGAAGGTAATCCAGGGACAGAGAGGATGGCCGGACCTATTTATTGCGGAACCCGGTAAGCGGTTTAAATATCACGGCTTATTCATTGAGCTTAAAGCAGAAGGAACCAGGTTATTTAAGAAAAACGGAGAGCCGGCAGATGATCATATCCGGGAACAGGATAACATGCTTAAAGGACTTAGAAGCCGGGGATTTGTGGCTGAATTCAGTGTCGGCCTTGAAAGTGCAATACAAACCATTGATAAATACATGAAACTATGAACATTCTAAAATCACCGCTTCGTCGGCGCTGTGAAGCCAGGCTCACGGAGCTTCAGGCTGTCCGTGAAAGCTCTTTATCATTCCCAAAGATCGACGGGAAGATACAGAGAAAGATACATCACATTGAAATTCAGATTGATCTGCTCAAAGAACTGCTGAAGAAAAAATAATGGTTAAATTATTAGGAAGTGTCAGAGTGATATCATACATTTGTAGTACCAAATTAATTGTAGAATGAGTTATTTTGATTTATTAACTTACAAAAAATACCCCGCACAGGGCATTAATTCCATCGGTCGGAGACTACACTCCAGGGTGACCGGTGGTTTTTTTGTTACTGGCGGGGCTTTTATTTAAACCATGAGTAAAGATCCTGCATTTTTGTTTTATTCGAAAGACTGGTTAGAAGGAACCGCTGAATATATGCCGGAAGAAAAGGGTGTATATATTGACCTTTTATGTTATCAGCAACAAAGAAAAGGTCTTCCACAAGAAACAGAACGCTTGGCTAAAATGGTAGGAATTTCGCATGATCATTTTTTAAAGATATGGTCGGTCATTTCGTGTCATTTTGTTGATGAAAATGGAAGATTAATTAATAAAAAGTTACAGAATTTGATAGAAGAGCGCACCGAAAAAGGGAGAATAAACACAATTACAGGAACTTTTGCAGGACTATTACGCTTTGGCGGGTACACTCGCAAACAGTATATACATCTTAAAAAGAGTTTTAAAGCTACTGATTTTTATCAATATCCTAAAGAAGAAATAACCGAACGGTTAACCGAATGGTTAGTGCTTTGCTTAAAAAGCATTGGAAATGGAAATGGAAATGGAAATGAAGATAATAATTATAAAGGTATGCTTTCAAAAGTTTTGTCAGAAAATGAAATTGTCCTTCCAGAGGGATTTGAAGTTTTGGTTTTTGAATGGTTAAAATATAAATCTGAAAAGGGACAATCTTATAAAGAGACAGGACTCAAATCATTCATTAAGAAATTTCTAAAAGATTCTGAACTTAATAAGGATATTGGTCGTGAGATGCTTGACTATTCAATGTCAAAAAATTATAGTGGTCTTTTTAAAGAAAAATATGAAAACAATATCAGAAATAATCAGCAAGGAACTAAGTCAGTTAACCACCTCTGGGATAAAGAGAATTAGTTACGTGCCTTATAAGATGAGCTTTGCCCTAGAAGTCACTGAGCGGATTGCAAAAGGCATTGACGAAAGGTTTAAATATACCGACGAAGCACTTAATTTATACACGAAACTGATTCAATATTTTCATGGAGACAGTGCCTTCCCTGGCGATCTGACAAAAGGAATAATGCTTAATGGCACTACTGGATGTGGTAAAACCCTTGCAATGAAGGTAATGGCGATATATCAGAAAATAGATAATGTCAGGTACTTTATGAACGGGCAGACTTATCGGATGAATTATGATGTTATTCATGTAAATGATATGGTTGGTGGATTCCTTGATAACGCATTTGAGGGGATCCAAATATATTCTAACCGGTATGTCCTTTGTATGGACGATATCGGTACTGAGATTGAAGAAGTCAAGTATTACGGCAATAAACTGGATGTCATCAGCCATATCATTTCTGAAAGACAGGCCCGGGGGTTACTGACGTTTGCCACGTCAAATTACCCTATCAGGTTTTTAGAGGAAAAATACGGCGACAGGATTGTCAGCCGGATGTATTCACTGTTCAATTTTATAGTTGTGAGGGATAAAGACTTTAGAAGATCTTAATTATGAAACTGACAAATGAATATCCAATTCCTGTCTCCCGCGAATACCTCGAGAGCGAGATGACGGAAGATTATAGATGGAAGCCCTGGGCGATCTTTATTATAGTGGTCCTGTCCGGTCTTTCGGTATTTATCGGAGTGATCTGTTTTTTTATTCAAATATTTAATTGATATGAAAAATGAGCCTGAATCATTCAAAGAGCTTTGCGAACTCAAAGCTGTGATCTATGCCGGGATGGTGATTATTGCCATTGGAATTTCAATCTTTATTTTCTGTCTGGCTAATCTCAAATAACATGGATAAAAAGGAAAGCACAATGTATGAAGATGCTGTTGACCTACTCGAGCGAATAAACAGCGAGATGAAAGACAATAAGAATCTTGACACCATCAATATTAAGATGATAGGAGTGGTCAGGGATCTGAATAATGTACGGATTGAGAAGATAACCGGAAAGGAACCAGACAAACAATCCGACGATCAGAAATGAAACCAGGAACCCATGTCTCCCGCTCCGTCTATGCCAAATTACAGGCAGAGAACCGCCGGCTCAGGGCTGATATCAAAGTCATGGCCTGTGGTCAGCCGGTTGATGCAATCCAGATGAGGATAAAATGGAGAAAGAAGTTTACTGAAGATAAAATGTTTGATGAAGCAATAAGGGCAGCTGCCAAAGAATACATGAAGGCAAACCCGGAGCTGGAGGGGTTTGTGAAAGGACTGAAGAAGAAATAATGGAATTGAATGTAATATATAATGAAGATTGTTTAATGGGATTAACCAGGCTACCTGATGAGTCAGTTAATTGTTGCGTTACTTCACCACGGCTTGGGTTGATGAAACAGATCGTTTCTGGAATCATTGAGCGATTTAATTTCTGCCAACATACTCTCTCTTTTATCTATCTGACTATCACTCAAAGAATATTTAATAAAATCGCTTATATAACCATGAGGATTTTTCTGCTTGACGATATGTTTCATTTCTCTGGGTTTATTAAGTTCTTTTCTAAGATCCAAGAGTATTTCAACTTGTCTTTTTTTAATTTGAATATATGGAGCAATGGTCTTAACAAACTCATGCGCTATCTTATTCCTAAGTTCAACTCCAAAGAGTGGTTTGCCATTTTTTGTATTGGGTTTTTGGATATTTCTATATCCACCAAAATTAGTTTTAATAATATCAATTGCGATTGGAGATATTTGCTTAATGCCCACTCTTTCATAATAAGTAGGATTTTTGGCGTCTTTAATAATCCTGACACCATAGGTTTGCCTTTTGATAGTAAAGTAACCATCAGCATCCATAATTCCAGCAAGATAAGCAATGAGTTCTTTTTTCATAATAATATATCCTTAATTACGGGGGTAAATATACAAACTTAATTTAATTATGCAAAACATTTTAAATACGGAGATGGCACGATGGATTAATAAAATTCATTGTGGCGATGCCTTAAGTTTATTAAGGCAGATGCCGTCCGACATAATTGATTGTGTCGTGACGTCACCTCCGTATTACTGAACGGCCTCAGAGACTATGGTTGTGCCGGACAAATAGGATTAGAAGAAACGCCGGAGTTATACGTTTCAAAACTTGTTAAAGTATTTTCTGAAGTTAAACGCATCCTGAAAAAAGACGGGACGCTGTTTTTAAATCTCGGAGATTCTTATTTTGGTAGCGGGAAAGGTGGTAATCCCGAAGGAAGTAAATGGTCTGGTTTTGTTGGAAATAAAAAAAGGGAAGAATCTGCTATGCCATCTTTAAATGTACAACGTGCAAAGCCTTGTGGCACTTCCGACAAAGAACCTGTAAATTATCTAAATCATGATTATTCTTTTGAAAATCTTTGTGGTGTGTGTCAACAGGCTTCCCGCCACAAATCTCACACACATGACCAGCTTTCTCCCATGCTAATTGCTTCACTTTTCTCGCCCAACCACGAGAATATGGAATTTTTGATCGACCGTTTTCCCACATTGGATTTTTCTCATCAGGTGAACCACATTCTAATCTCCATTTCGGATTTTTTGCATTCTCAATACCTCTCAACCGAGCATCTTCTTTCATTTTACAAGTCCATGCCTTCCGAATTTTATCAGCAACTTCTGGCCTTGTGCTTGCAGAGGGGTAATTCTTCTTCTTGTTTTTTGTGCGGTCGCTCATTAACTTACAATGTTCCTCAGTCCTTTCATAAGTCTTTCGATGAGTTAATGCAATATTGGCACAATCAGGACATCGCATTACCCTTCGTTCAACAGGATTACCACAATCAATACATTGATATGGTTTCTGAGTATTATAACGAAATCTTGTCATACTTTAAGTTAGATATTCAACCACAATGTACCATCAATAATCGTGCCATGTTAAAGCCCAAAGACTTAATCGGAATACCCTGGATGGTTGCCTTTGCTTTACGTGCTGACGGATGGTATCTAAGACAGGATATTATCTGGCACAAACCTAATCCCATGCCGGAAAGTGTTACCGATAGATGTACTAAGGCGCATGAGTATATTTTCTTATTGAGTAAATCCGGTAAATATTATTTTGATGCGGAAGCAATACAGGAAATAGCAACAGGATATGATGGGAGAAAAGATACAATGTTTAAGGGAGGTGTAAAGTATAAGGGATTTAACCAACAGACAATGCTATCAAGGGGTCATGAAAGATGGAAATATAAAAATCTTCAATCGGATGGACAGCAACCAAATACAATGCATATTAAAAGGACAGAGGGGAAAACTGATGAAAATTATCCTATAAGAAACAAACGAAGCGTATGGACAGTAAATACTATGCCTTATTCAGAAGCTCATTTTGCCACGTTCCCTGAGAAGTTAATAGTTGATATGATTAAAGCAGGATGTCCTGAAGGCGGTATTGTTTTGGATACTTTTATGGGGGCCGGAACCACTGCCATTGTTGCCAGAAAATTAGAAAGAAATTATATAGGATTTGAATTGAATCCGGAATATATAAAAATTACAGAAAGACGAATCCGTAAAGAACTTGGAATGTTTGTTTAAACGGTGGTAAAACAAAAAACCAACCTTGAAAGACTATTAAGATAAAATATATGGACTTCTTAGATAATATAAAATTTGCAGATCTGTTCGCAGGAGGAGGAGGGACTTCGACGGGTGCTTTTATGGTTCCCGGACTGCATGTCTCGTGGGCCCTTAATCACGATCCTATTGCGATCAAGACACACGCAGCGAATCACCCGGAGACAAAACACTACCAGGCAGACATCAGGACTCAGGACGTTAAAGAGCTTGATCCGGTTGATGTTCTCTGGGCTTCGCTGGAATGTACCCAGCACAGCAAGGCAAAGGGCGGTAAGGACAAAGACGAGGGGTCATTCACACTTGGCTGGGAGCTTCTGCGCTACCTAGTACATTGTCAACCTGATTATCTCTATATCGAGAATGTAACGGAGTTCATCCGCTGGGGAGAGCTTAAGAACGGCAAGAGAGTCAAGGGCAAAGAGGGCCTTGAATACCTGAGATGGGTAAAGGCGATCAAGGATCTCGGTTATGCTAATTACGGACGACGGTTTTTGAATGCAGCTGATTATGGCTGTCCGACCCGGCGAATACGATATTTTGGGATATTCTCAAAAGAGGCATGTCCGATAATATGGCCACAGCCCACCCATGCAGAGAAAGAGAATATGTTCGGACTCCTGAAATGGAAGCCCTGTAAGGATTATATTGACTTAAGTGACGAGGGTAATTCTATATTTGGCAGGGCCCTCAATGAAAATGTAGCCAAACAGAGACGGCACCCGCTTTCAGAGAACACCCTGAAAAGAATTGCCGGAGGGATCAGGAAGTTTGCCCCGGAGGTGTATTATATCATGTCATACTATGGCAATGGAGACAACTGCCAGTCAATAAACAAACCGTTAAATACGATCACCACAAAAGACCGGCAATGTCTTATAAAAGTTGAAAAGATGCAATATATCCAGGACCATTGCCACATGGATAGTTATAACCTGCCGGACGAACCATTAAAGACACAACTGACAAGACAGACAAAGCAACTGATAACTATTGAGAATAAGTTTATATCAAAGTATTTCAGTAATACAAAAGAAGGAGGCAGGAAACAGAATCATTGTCAGGGTATTGATCAGCCCGCTCCGACAATCACGTGCCGGGATGGCTCTGCCATAGTCACGGCGAAGATGCAATTCTATACTCGCCCCCTGACGAATGATTATGCAAACCAGCCTCTTGAAAAACCGGCTCCTACAATAACCACTTTTGGAGGCGACTCTCTTATAACAGCAAGGGCTCAATTTATAAGTTCTGTATATAACAGCTCCGGACACCCTGAGATAAACAATCAAAGCATTGATAATCCACTTGGGTCTATGACGACAAAGGATAAATTCCAATTCATAACAACTTACTTCAATTCAGGTGGTAATCCGGGATCACAGAATCAGAGTCTTGAAAAGCCGTTAGGGTCAATACTTACCGCAGAAAACAAAAAAGCCCTTGTAACGGCTTTGCTTGGTGATATTGTTGACTTTGACATTAAGATGAGGTTTTTATATGATTGGGAGCTGTCTGCGATAATGGGATTTCCGGATGGGTATTTTCGCAGGCCCGGATTAAAACTTTCACGAAAAGCGATAATCAAAATGGTCGGCAATTCTGTGCCGGTCGGTATGGCGAAGGCTCTTTTAGAGCCTGTTATCAAACAATTATTACCCGATGTTTTAATACATAAAGCAGGATAAATCATGAAACCCGAAACGAAAGAACTGATTAATACAGAACGCCGCAAGAATGACTTCGGCTTCATAACCGAGGCTGTTCAGCGTGGACATATCCGCCCGGCGAAATACATTCACAGCCTTGAGATACCGATGTATCTGTACGAGGAGATGAGAGAGAAAGGAATAATCAAACCGGAGGATTATTTCATCAGGGAGACGGCTTTCTTTGAGTTCCGCCACGAGAGGGCGATCATCAGCTTTGTGAACCGGGGGCTTTGCGACTCGCTTCACTTTGCGATAGACCGCTACCTGATCATTGAGTACATGGGGAAATATCCTATCCAGCGGAAATACCAGTCAAAGATGAACAATGACAAAACAGCAAGGGAGCTTGTCGTACTGCAAAGAACCCAGTCGGGAGATAATAGCCATTTATAAAAGATAAGATATGAAAACACTAACTGATGAAATGATAAGCATTAAATTGGATTCCCTTAATATCAGAACATCAAAAGAAAGAGAAGATTTATTTGATATTGCTTGTTGGGCAAGAGACCAGACGCTTCCCGTCCCCGACAATAGGGACTTAATCATTGAGAAGCAGAGAGAGCTGATTGAACATCTTGATAACTGTTTAAATGTTGAGCTGCCCATTAGCAAAGAGGAATGGGATATCAGACTAAAATTATATACCGAACTTTCCGCACTGCAATCAGACAAAGCAGAGGGGACGACAAAATGTAAACATGAAAATTGGGTTAGTGTGCAGAAATTTAAACAGTGTAGTGATTGTGCATATACCTGGTTTGACAAAGCAGAGAAAGAAGAACATAAAACCTGTGATAGATGCCAAATGTTTTCAGAAAGTGGTTGTATGTTAGATGATTCTTGCCCCGAATGTGTGGAACATCATTTATGGACTCCTAAAAAAGAATATACTAAATGCCCAACCTGTAATGGAACTGGTGTTAATCATTATGACGATAATAATAATTGTAGAATTTGTCATGGAGAAGGTGTTATTGAAGTGGTTAGGGAGTCAATAGAACCAAAATCAGTTACTATGCATGACCTTAATAATGCAGACCAGGCAGCCGAATGTAGAGAGTGCGGACATCAGAACTCCGAGAACTGCAATACCTGTGATATTCTTAACCCACAATTCAGATAACCCGCAAAAGATAAATAAACTTAAAACGGAAAGAGATGAAAGACATTATTATTGAAAAAATTGCATTTGAAGGTGATGTTAGAAATTATCATTTTAGAGCAAGTTATTTAATTAAACCAAAGGGTGACGCTTTAATTGAAATTTTTAAAGACGGAAAACTTGTAAAAGAATTTTTATTCCCGGCTTACAAAATATGGAACATATCAGCCCATACAGATGATATTGTGGATGGACTTGAAAAAGATTCCGATGATGGTTTATATATAGCCGGATCAAATGGACTCGGAGGAAATGCTTATAATCCTAATTTGATTAACCCCTAACCATTGAGCTATGAAAAATTATAAAAAATATAAAAAACCACGTAAGGCAAAAGTTATTATGACAATTTATACAGGTACAAGGAACAGTGTTATTTGTCCATTTTGCCATACAGAATGTGTTGGTTTTAGTAATGATACTCTAAGGATGAAATGTTTTCAATGTGAGAATGGAATAATTTTAAATTGGAAATAATAATTTCAGAACTATGACAAAAGAAGATAAGATACTGGAGATACTTTGCAGTCATGAAAACTTGGTGAATCTGCCTTATTCCTACAAGAAGATGCTTGCCAAAGAAATCGCTGACCTCTTTGAGAATATGTATGAAGGGGAGTTTGTGGAATGGGCAATGCTACAAAAAGATTTATATATCAGATTTGGGAATCTCAATAAATTATATAAGTTTTGGCTCGCAATGCCTGAGAATAAAGATAAAGAGAAATGACTGATCTGAAGCCATCCGACTATGGCCGTTTTGATTTTGTCCTTCGCAGGAAAGGCATAGTGACCCCCTTTAACCTTTGCGCCAGGGTTATTGAGATTGACGGTAAATACATCCTGCTCCGGGATAATGACGATATTGAGTACCTGCCAAAACGAACCGACATTAAGAGTTTTGATCCGGCCAACTCTCCTTTCTGATTTCATATTGTTGATAATATTGTTAATAACAATATTTGACATGTGTTACAGAAACATCTTATCTTTGTTTCAGCTATTGGTTTAATCCCGGCTGAAAGCACCCGAAACAAATGAAGGTCAGTCGGCCGGGACTCGTAAAAAAGGGTTCTTTTCAAAATATATCAGTTAGTTATGTACGAAGATGTTCTGAAGTTCCGTAAGCTCTGCGGGGTCCTGAAATCAGAGAAGAAATATTCAGTTAAACAGATTATAGCTGAGACAGGATTATCAGAACCCACGGTCAGCAAGCTCCTTAAGGATAACCCGGCTGAATTAAAGATCAGGCCCTCAGTCTTGGGTACCGTCCAGGACTTCATAAAGAAACACATCAGCGATTTGAATTATGCAGGGATCAGGCCGGATCCGAGAGAAGTCGAACGTATGAGAAAAAACCTTTCTGATTATTCTGCAGATAGTAGTAAAAAAGAGAATGAAACCCCCGAACCCGGACCAGAACCAGGCAGCCAGATCATAGATCTGTTAAAACAGCTTTCAAAACTGGTGCCGTCAAATGTCCAGATAATTATAAACCCAAAGTAAACCGGGCCCGAAAACCTGCCAGAATTCAACAAGAAACACCCCCCTAACACGTCAAAAGGCCAAAAAGGTATAATCTACCCGGCCAGACCCCCGGCCCTGTCATTTCAGGGCTTTTTTTGATGTCAAAAAGCACAACTAAAAAATAAGTTAAGGCAATATTGTATTAATTTAGACTAATTATAAATAGTCAATAAACGTCAAAACATGACAAAAATCATGTTTTTACACCAAAACCCGGCGTAATATTGCAGTATCACAGTAACACATTATAAACCAATACTGCAAAGATGAAAGCACTAACAAAATCAGAGATCTTAAAAACTACTCACTGTAGGTTTTTTCTATGGCACACAACTATAGATTGTTGTGAAGTATCTAAGAAAGCGCTAAGCGGGGCATTAAGGGCAGGTCGTCATTATAGCGCTGAAATTACAGAAACATGTAAAATTGAACATGGTATTCATGCAGGTAAATCTTTTTTTACTTGTGTTATTATGTTGTAATTAATCATAAACCGCAAAGCAAATGAAAACAGTAAAGACAGATTTTAAAGACGAAATGAAGCCGGGCATCATGCAAGAGCTAAAAGATGTTGTTTTACCGATAGGCCAAATAATTTGGCTTAATGGTTACGGGCAAGACAGCCACAGCCACGACCGCCGGGCCATATATGAGACCTACAATTCAGACTTTGACGGGCGGTTAAATTACAGATGGGTTAATCTTGATGACCCAGCCAAAGGCATCGAGCAGGCTTACGGCATACGGCCCGGAAGTGAAATATTTGGCATTGGCATATATTACACCCCGGGCGACATTTGCAAGACTGAAGAGATAGTCGAGGCCCTGAGTAAGGCAAACAAAAGAGAGGGCGAGCAAAAAGAGGCTGCAAGAATAGCAAGCGAAGAGCGCACCGCATTAATAGCAAAAGGCCGCGAAATATTTGAAGCAAACAGGCCCGGCGATGCTAAGGCTGTAATAATTGCCGAACACATGGTCGACGACAGTGACAGCATGACAGACTATTTTGCAAGCCATGATGATAAAACCGTGATACTTGCATTTAGCAGTCATGAGCGCGACCTATTCAGCGAAATGAGAAAGGCCGCTGTTAAATTTGAACATACCCAGCACCTGGGTCCAGAAAAGGGTATTTTTGAACCCTTAGTATTAATAGATACCGATTTCTGTAGTAATGGCTCTTATTATCACAAGGGCCAACGGTCGCCCTGGCATCGTGAATTAACAGATAACAAAGAATTTCAAACCCGCGAAGACTGCCAGAAATATATTAACGGCCTCGGCGCTCTTGAGCCGATAACAGCCGATAACACCCCGGTAAATTTTACCACTGGCATACATGAAGAGACTATAGAGCACCGCGAAAAATACAGCATGGGGGCCGGGTACTATTTAGGCCGTTCGCATTATGCAGGCTGGATAGTCCGTAAACAATCCCTGAAATGGCATCTTGAAGATCTTTATTATGAGACCGGGCGCGGCAACTTCTTTGCACTTAAGAACAGCAAGCCAGAACCGGCAGCACCCGTAAATATTGACGGCCTGCAGCTGGTTGACTATTCAGATAAAGCCCTTGCCCTGTTTGGCAATACCAAGCCGATAAAAGACAGCCTGAAAGAGATGGGCGGTCGTTTCAACCCGGCACTGACTTTGAACGGCGAAAGAGTCCCGGGCTGGATCTTCCCGAAGAGTAAGCGCGCAATGCTTGAATCAATAGTTAATTAAATCAAACTATTTGCCCAGGGCTGGCGATCACTTCAAAGGCCCGGGCGAAAGTTTTAAAAATGAAACCCTTAAATATTTTATATAATGAAACCCGCAAATAAACACCCGGCACGGCCCCGGCGCTCGCTTGTAAGGGTCGCCGCATTGTCGCAAGACATTGAAGAGGCCACAAAGACAATCCTGATTATTAACAATTTAACACTGCAAAGCAATGAACACACTGACACAGATCCAAGACAGACAGAACGCAATACTAAGAACCTTTAACCAGGTCGAGAGTATTTTGGCACCTATTCACACCGGTACGGGCAAATATGATTTGCTGAATTTCAATACATTCAACCTCGAGCGGCTGGCAAAAAGCACCGATTTGATAAGCTCTGAATTTTGCGCGGTGAATATAACCACTGAAGGGCAGCGGTTGCATCCTGATCACCCTAAGCATACTGACAAGCCAGATTTTGAATGGGGCGCCCCGGTTTATAAAAACGACGAGGTTTTAATTGAAATAGCCGGGCCTGACTTTGGTTATACATTCGCACCCCAGCAAATATGTCATATTAGAAACATGGTTGAAAAATCATTCAGGGCCGTCGAGTCATTCACAAAGAAAGCCATTAAAGCCAGGCCAATGAAACCAGCAGAACCCCGGCCCTCAATACCTGAACTGAAAGCAGAGATCCAGAAAAAAGAAGAGACAGCCCGGTATTTATACGGCAATAAGCGCGGCCTTGTCTGGGGCAGAAAAACAGACGCAGACAATAAGCGCGAACATGAGATCGAAAAACTCAAGAGCCAGGTGCGTACCACTGAGGCCCGGGCCTCAAAACAAACCCTGTTAATAAATAAGCCCGCAGAGTTGAAAAATAAAGATGCTACCGAAACACCGAAAAACAAATATGAGTATCTTTGTGTGATGCATGATAACAGCAAATACCCGGTAATTGTTAATCTGATTATCAAAAAGAAGTTTTATGATCAGATCCTCTCAGGCGAAAAGACAAAAGAATACCGCGCCCCTTCGAGATTCAATGCCAGGCTTTTAGGCTTCAAAGATGATAACGGCAAATATTCGCCGCGTAAAGACATCACCCATATTCGATTTATAAATGGCTACAGGGCTGACAGTCCCATGCTTGTTGCTGAATGTAAAGAAGTCGGCTGTTATACTTTCATTAATGAGATACCTGAGGGTCTGAAGAAAGGCGATATCGCGATCGAGATAATTCTGGGTAAGGTTGTTGAACATAAACCCTGATTTTTATTGTTGAACTTAATACGAAATGTCATGGCAGACGAAAGCGGATGGGAAAGTGCTGAAACCTGGAATGCACCGGTAAGATAAAAGCACCCCCAGAGATGAACAAAGCCCCCGGCGCGGGGGCTTTTTTGTATGAACGGGCCGCTCGAAAAGATAAGACAAGAGGCTGATAGTATTATACTATTCAGTTCATTGACCGGCAAAGATTCAATTTTGATGACTCATTACTGCAGCATGATCTTTGACCGTGTTATCTCTGTTTACATGTACGTGGTTAAAGATCTGGACCATGTACGAAAGTACCAGGTTTATTTTGCTGACAGGTATAAGAACATAGAATTCATTCAGGTACCTCATTTTTCTTTGTCGCGACATATCAGAACCGGCTTTTATGGCATTAAGCAGGACCGTACCATGAAACATGTTCAGCTTGAAGATATCATAAACCAGGTGCGGGCAAAGGTCAAAATTGGCTGGGTCTGTCTTGGCATGAAAAAATATGATTCTGTTCACCGCATGTTTGAACTGAAAGAGCTTGAAGATCATTCAATAAACCGGGCAGCTAAAAGGGTTTACCCTCTGGCAAATCTTAATAACAAGCAGGTCATTGACTTGATAAGGTATTATAAACTACCCCTGCCGGTAAGTTATAATAATGACCATTCGCAATGTGTTGAAATAAACAATAAACAATATATCGGCTGGCTATATGAGAAGTATCCTGAAGATCTTAAGAAAGTAATTGCTCAGTACCCGGCCGTCAATCATTTGCTTTATGAGTACACCGAAAGCCAAAAAACAGCCTGAGAAGAAAGAGAAATTTAAGCAGAGCGAAACCGTGATCATAAAACGGTCGCAGATAAATTTCATGCCGGGCAACCCGAAGAGGCACACACAAGAGGCTATTCAGAAGCAGCTCAGAAACTTTAAGAACGTGGCTTTCTTGGGAGGCCTGATCTGGAACGAGGGCACTGGCAACCTGATCTCAGGGCACAAACGCTTGTATGCACTCGATATGATCTTCAATAATACCAAAGATCACCCCGTCGATTATGATGTGAAGGTTGAAAAGATAAACCTGACACGAAAGCAGGAGATTGAGCAGAACATATTCATGGACGCCCAGGCAACAAACACGCCCCAGGACCTGGACCTGCTCGCGAACCTTATTCCGGAAATAGATTATAAGCTTGCAGGCCTTGAAGATAATGACCTGAAGCTGATGAATATTGAAATACCTGTATTGACCGGAGAAGCCAGCGATATTAAAAACGACTTTGCAGATCTTGGCAGGAGCTATGAAGATCGGAAGAAGCAAATGCAGCAGGTCAAGAAAGATATGAAGAAGGGCCTGATGTACCAGCAGAGCGCGGCCTATGTCACCCTAAGTTTTGATAAATACGAGAATAAGGCCCAATTCCTTGATACATTTGGATTCCGGCCTGATAGTATTATGATCAAAGGCGAAGAGTTTTTTGAGAAACTGAATACATAATGGCTTACATCAAGAAGAAACATAAACGAAGATCCGGAAGGAAGAAAATCGTAATTGATTGGCAGAAAGTTGATTTTTACCTTAAAGCTGGTTGTAATGGCGCTGCAGTGGCAAGGCTCTTGAATTATCATCCTGACACTCTTTATAATGCAGTTAAGCGGAAATATAAAAAAGATTTTTCGGCTTACCGCACACAAAAAACAGAAGAGGGCGTCGCCCTGGTTGAGGGTACGATCTTTAAAGACTCTATTGAGAAAGGTGGAATTGATAGGATATTCTGGTTAAAGAACCGTGCAAAATGGGCCGACAAAACTGAGGTAGAACATACCGGCTCTCTAAATCTATTCCTTGAACTCATTCAAAAAGCCACATCTGATGGACCAGGTGATTCCAAAAAAGATTGAGATAACAGAGAGGGAGATAAATGTTTTCAAGATCTGGCAGCAGGACTGGTGCAAGTTCGCAAAAGATGTCTTTAGTGTCAACTTGGATCCGGAACAGCAGGAAATACTTCGGGCAGTACAGACACACAAGATGGTATCGGTGGCATCCGGTACAGCTAGGGGAAAAGACTTTGTTGCAGCTGTCGCGGCCCTTTGTTTCTTATACCTGACTCCGAAATTCAATTCAAAGGGGGAACTCGTTGAAAATACGAAGGTTGCAATGACAGCTCCGACCGGACGTCAGGTAAAAAATATTATGCACCCTGAGATTGTGAGGCTCTTTAATTCTGCGAAGGTACTGCCGGGCAGGCTTGTATCGTGCGACATCAGGACCGATTATGCAGAATGGTTCCTGACAGGATTCAAGGCTGAAGATAACAAGACAGAGGTATGGTCCGGCTTTCATGCTGTCAATACCATGTTTATTGTCACTGAGGCATCAGGGATCAGCGAAGAGACATTTGCAGCCATAGAGGGCAACCTGCAGGCCAATTCAAAGATACTCATAGTCTTTAACCCGAATTCATCAGTCGGTTATGCTGCCAGGTCAATGAACTCTCCAAGATGGAAGTCCTTTCGCCTTGACGACCTTACAGCGCCTAATGTGATCAGTAAGCAGAATATCATTCCCGGGCAGGTCGATTATGATTGGGTGAAAGACAAGGTAGAGACCTGGTGCACAGTTATTCATGACAGCGATATTGACCTTGACAAAGGAGATTTTGAATTTGAAAGAGGATGGTACAGACCAAATGACCTGTTCCGGGTTAAGGTCCGTGGGATGTTCCCGGAAGTATCAGAAGATTCATTGATACCTCTTCGATGGGTTGAACTGGCAAATGAAAGATGGAACAAATGGAGAGAATCGGGAGAAGCACCGAAAGGTAAATATCGCAGGGGTGTGGATGTGGCCGGGATGGGACGCGACAGTACCGTATCATGTGACAGGGTTGGCGATGTGGTAAAGGGCTTTGACGTACATCAGTCAGCGGGTAAGGCTGATCACATGCAGGTTGCCGGGAACATTACAAAGGATATAGGGACACTTGAAGAGGTATTCATTGATACGATAGGCGAAGGATCCGGGGTTTACAGCCGGCTGGTTGAACTTGGATTTGAGAGCAAGGTCTATTCAGTCAAGTTTTCTGAGTCTGCTCAGAACTTGCATGATCTTACAGGACAACTTGAGTTTGCCAATATGAGAGCCTATCTGTTCTGGGCCGTCAGGGACTGGCTTAATCCTATCAATAAAATAGAGTCATGCCTGCCTCCGGACCAATTGCTGACCCAGGAGCTGATTGAGGTTAGGTATGTCATTCAGAGCAATGGCAAAATAATCATTGAACCAAAAGAAGATATAAAGACCCGCCTGAGCCGTTCAACAGACCGCTTTGATTCACTTGCAAATACATTTTATCCGTATATACAGAGCCAGACAAGAGTATTCCCGGAAGGGAGCCTGAAAACATATAAAGAGCTACCCCCGGATGAGAAGAACGAAAAGGGAGAGACGGTAATCAATTATTTCACCATTGCCTTTGCGCGGGCAGCTGATGAAAGCATGGATTACTTTGCCATGCCGGTAACAAGGGTCTATCCCGGGAACAGGGTTTATGTAACCGATGCGATCTTTGAGCTTAATAACCTCACAGTTCAGATAGAACAGCTTAAGGATAAAGTTAAAGAACACGGTATTAAGAAACTTGTTTTAGAGACAAACAGGGAGGGAATCAATTTCATGCGCAGGACAAGAACGCTGCTTCAGGGCGTTGAGATCTTTGGCCAATATGCCAAATCAAATAAAAGAGAAATGGCCCGCATACTTGCCAATGCCGGATTTGTGAAGATGTATTTCCTATTTCCGGAGAACCCTAACCCGACTTTGCAGTCTTTCATGAATCAAACCTGCAGGCTGATGAAAACCAGCACGAAGGAAGATGACGCCGCGGACGCATTGACCGGACTGGCATCTTATCTGGAGAGATATTATGGGATGTTTCGGAATGAATCAGATTAATACTTAGATATTTTATATAATGAAAGAGATAAAATTAACAAAAGGACAGATTGCATTAGTTGATGATGAAGATTATGATTATTTAAATCAATGGAAGTGGTTTGTAATAGGGGTTGAAAGATTTTATTATGCAGGAAGAAGGGCACCTAATAAAAATAAAATTATAAAAATGCATAGGTTAATATTAAACGCCCCAGCCAATAAATTTGTTGATCATAATGGCCTCAATAATCAAAAATGTAATCTTCGTTTGTGCACTAATAGCGAAAATCAAATGAATTGCAGAATAAGAGATAATCGCAAGTATAAAGGAGTGCGCCATGCATCATTTATTAATGGAGGCAAGAGATATGAATATATAAAAGCCGGAATACAAATTAATGGCAAACACATTCGACTTGGTTATTTCAAAACAGAAGAGGCCGCCGCACGCGCTTATGATAGTAAAGCAAAAGAGATTTTTGGTCAGTTTGCAAATTTAAATTTCAAAACCGCATGAGCAAAGTAACTATTTATAAAGGAAATGGCTCTCCGATAATGGCTATAAAGAAGCAAAGAAATGCGCTTTGCAGTTGTGGATCTGGCAGAAAGGCCAAAAACTGTTGTGGAGCCGAGACGAAGTATTTTCATAGTAAGTCAGTAGCCGAGCAAGTAAGATCAAAGCTAACTATATGAAAGCAGAAATAGACGAATCAGGAACCTTGAGAGTGTTTGCCGAAAACAAACTGGAATCATTTGCGCTCAGAGAATGGTTCATAAAAAACATCAATGGTTGTACCCTACAATTCAAAGACGAGCATCCCAGATGTTTCTGGATTGATTCGCGCTATCCTAAAGTAACCCTATTCCGCAGGATGTGGCTTAGGATTCAATTATTCTTTTGCAGATGATCCTCACCCCGGACGAATATAGCAAGTCATTTAAGATAGCAGGCAAAAAGGTATCTGCAAAGACAGTTATTCGCAGGTGCATGAAGAACATGCTCCCAGGAGGCCATAAAGCAAGGAAACTGCCCGGCGGGGTATGGGCCATTGAGATAAAAGAAAAATAATGATAGCAAATTCCTGCTATTTCAACACTGGCAAATATTGCATAACTTGGCTCAGGTAAAATCATTCTAAGTGACTCTATTCTGGATCGGAATTGGTTTAATAGTAATCTGGTTAATCCTCAATGCCCTTATTCCCGACATAGGAAAGATTTCAATTTGCTCTCAGGAAAACAGCACGACAGTCTGGCTCTACAGGGGCGAAGAGTTAATAAATACATATCTCTTTAATTACGGTAATATACTAACAATCACATTAAAGCCAGGCGAATATAAATGTCAGTACAAAGCAGGATCAGGAAACGAAGGAGTCGTTGAAGTCGATCTAAAGAAAGGCGAATACCTTAAAGTTCAAATACCCCCGGTTTAATATTATGTCCGCTTAACAGACAGTATTAACGTGTCAGAATAGCACAATAGGATTTACTCTTGTAAATTTACCGGAAAGCTTTTTTGATGGCTGACGGTAACGTTCTTGAAAGAACATTCTACTCACTATCTCAGTTATTTGCGAAGTTCTCAGGAGTATCGCGCTCTACTATCAACGCCTCTAATTATCAGTTCCTTGTAGATAAACCCGCATGGCTCGCGCTGTCAAATTCGCATCAGTACAGGCAGGCCGTGGCAGAGAATCCCGTTCTGTTCGGTTGTATAGACATACTCGCCAGCTGTGCAGCGAGGGGTAAGAAATACCTGGTGGATCTTAATGAGAAAGAGATTCCCTGGAACTCTAAACGACCGGCTGTTCAGAATGCACGAAAGCTATTTGTTGAAAGGCCCAACCCCCTGCAGAGTGCAAAGGAGTATAATCTTGAGAGGTATTTCATGTTTTACACCTTTGGCAATAATTATGTTTATACCAACAATCCCCTTAAGACATTTCAGACCGACATAACAACTGTCCGGACATTATTTAATCTGCCTTCGGAATATGTTACTGTCAGGCAAACCGGCAAGCTTTATGACCAGGTTGAATTAAAAGGGATCATTGAGAAATACTGCCTTACCAATTATAACCCGGTAAAAGACTTTGATCCTGACAATATTATTCATTTCAATGATCTTAACCTATCTGATGCCGGGAACTCAATAATCGGGACGTCTCGTCTTGAAAATCTCAGAATGCCAATTACCAATACCCAGCTTGCATTTGAGGCAATGAATGTGCTTCTGGAGCACAGGGGTATGCAGGGAATAATAAAGGCCAACAATAAAGATGCCACCGGTACCCAGATACCACTGCAGAAAGATCAGAAAGACGAGATCGATTCGGTATTCAAGTCGGAATATGGACTGAGGGCAAAGCAGAAACAGTTTCTTATCAGCCATTCGGACATTGACTTCATCCGAACCGTGATGTCTCCCAGCGAACTTGGCATTTACAGTGACTTCTCAAACAATGCCATGATCATATCGAATGGCTTCCGTATTCCCCCGGAGATTTATAAAACCTATATCGCTGGTGCAACCTTTGAGAATCAGGTACAGGCTGTAAGGCGGCTCTACCAGGACACGATCATTCCTATGGTCGAGAATGAGGACCTGTATTATACCGAGCGCCTTAAAATGCGCGACTATGGCTTTGAACTGAGAACCGACTTCTCGCACATCGAGGCCCTTCAGGATGCATTTAAGGAGAAAGCTGCAGCCCTGTCCCTTAATGCAAGTACAGCAGAAAAATCTTATAATAACAATATCATAACATGGAACCAGTATCTCGGACTGCTTGATATGGATCCGGTTGACGGAGGCGATGTTTATAAATATCAGCGCGATGCTGCAAACAAACCAGTTGAACAAACCCAAACAGTAACAGAATGAGCACAAAGAAAAAACTAACCCCGGAAGAGATTAAGAAGCTCCGGGAACTAAAGCAGAAGAAACTTGATGATAAAGAGCTTATTAAGAAGTAAGGATGTCACTATCGAACGGACATATTAATTACGAAACAATGCCGAGATGTCATTTCTGTAATTGGCACAAGGCAAGGATTTTCGGGTACTGCTCAGTGAACTGCATGAAAGATTATTTCATGATGAGGCTAATGGCGTTTTTGATTGAGAAAGAACTTATAAAGGAATAAGGCAATGGAACATTATGGTAACATGGAATTTGCGACCAAAAAAGATCTGTTCAAATTTCTGGTTGAGAACAGGGATAAGTTAATAGCTCAGAAAAAAGCTGTTAAGAAGGATGCTGACTGTCCGGTTATTATTAAGCCGACCCTTGTTCTGGACCCGGAGAAAGCAAAAGCAATGAAGGCAGAAGGAAGTACTATTGCCGACCTGCCGAACATGGATTCGCTTAAAGTTGTCTGTGTGATCAACACGACAAATTTCCTTGACAATCATAATGACCTGCATTTGCCAGGCCTCTGGAACAGAAGCCTTCAGAACAATAAGATGATCATGCACCTGCAGGAGCACGACATGGAATTTGAAAAAATCATTGCCGACGGCGACCAGCTGAAAGCCTATGTTAAGAACTTCAAATGGTCCGAGCTTGGTTATTCTTACCAGGGAACCACTGAAGCACTTCTTTTTGAATCGGAAATTCTTAAGAAGCGTAATGAGTATATGTTCAACCAGTATGCAAACAGCTGGGTAAGAAATCATTCCGTTGGGATGTACTATGTCAAGATGGATTTTGCCATCAATGATGAAGAGTACCCGAATGAATATGAAGCCTGGAAGAAATATTATCCTCAGATAGCAAACCCGGAAGTTGCTGACGAGAGAGGTTATTTCTGGTATGTTCTCGAAGCGAAGCTGGTTGAAGGATCTGCAGTACCGCTTGGAAGCAATACTGCCACTCCGACACTTGATAACGGGATAAGCAAAGATATGGTTGTTTGCCCGTCTTGCGGACATGAATTCGACTATAACTCTGTATCTGAAGCTGGTATGGGATATGTCGACTGTCCGAAATGTCACAAGCCAGTATCACGAAAAAAACAAGATGACCCGCCCGTGCAGGGCACTCATATTATATCTGAACCGGATAAGCCCACTCAGATCGATTACAAATTTTTATTGTCAAACTTAAAAAATTAATTCAAAATGAACGAAAAAGAACTTTTGCTACAAGAGATAAAGGGACTTATCGCTGATTCACAGAAAGATAATGTGAAGAAAACGGACCTTGAAACTCGCGTCGATGGAATAAACAAAGCCATCGCAGACAAACTCACTAACGAAGATATCAAGGCTCTCAAGGAGAGTGTTGACAAGCTCGTTACCGAAGCTGCTGCCAATGCTGCAGCTATCAATGCCCTGAAAGAACAGGGGAATAAAGAGGTTGAAAAACCCAAGAATTTCAAGGAAATGTTCAAGCAGGCCCTTATCAATGCTGTCATGGAAGCTTCGAAAGATGCCCCGGGACTGCTCACTGATAAGAATGATGATTTCGGACAGCGTAAGTCGCTGAAAGAATACTTCTCAAAGAAAGGCAATAAAGTCAGCCCGGAAATGACTGTTAAGGTAGCTGTCGATATGCTTGAAAGCAACATTGTCCAGAGCAACGTCGCAACAATACGGCTCACCGAACTCGATCCCCAGAGGGTAGGGATCCCGCTGACCATATACCCGCATGTTACTGACTGGATGCCTTCAAAAACCATCGGCAGACCCTATATGAGCCTATTGGTTGTTTACACCTATGAGGAGGGGGCAGGCACTAAGACTGAAGGTTCGGCTTCTAGTAAGTCAAGCTTCCTGCTTAAGACTGTTGAATTCAAGGCTTTCTTCATTGCAACATATTTCACGTTATCGGACGAGACTCTTGACGACCTGGAAGAAGCAATGGAAGAAATCGCAGTCACGGGCCCGAGCAAGATTCTCGACAATGTTGATTATCAGATGCTCGGAACGGCAGGTGATGACTCTTCTGCACTCGCAGGATTGCTCACCAGTAACAAAAAGACCAACTTTGCAAGTGCTACGACCTATGCATCAACAATAGCAAACGCAAACAAGGTAGATTGTATTGCCACAATGAAGCTACAGGCAGAGGCAAGTAACTATCGCCCCGATGTGGTTCTTCTTGCTGCACAGGAGATTAATGAACTGGCTTCTGAAAAAGATCAACTGGATAACAGTAAGATTGACCGCAGGGTTGTTTTTGACGTTCTGGGAGAGCCGACTTATGTTTGTGGCATGAGGATCATCAAAACGACCTCAACTGTCATGGCAGCAAACATAGCAGTCGTGCTTGACAGCAAGCAGCTGATGATCGGGAAACGCAAGGATATGACCCTTGAGGTAGGATACAACGGCACTGACTTTACTGAAGGACAAAAAACTGTTGTTATCAAGGTCCGTCTTGCTTTTGGTGTGAGAGACAAAGCTGCAGTTATATACTGCTCTGACCTTGATGCTGCCGTGGCTGCAATAACTACATAATCAGGATTTTGATTGACAGCAACTGAGAAAAGATCGATATAATATCAATTAAAATCTTATACATGATGAAAAAGTTATTCACTATTGTATTAATGCTGATCGCTTTAACAGCGGTCAGCATTGCACAGACAGCACGGACAGGGATAATTCGTACAGGTGGTAATATGCTGACGGCGCCAATGGCTTTTACAGCTAATGACACGACCGTAACCAGTGACACGTCGACAATTACCATTACGAATATCCAGAAATACTACCAGCATCAGACGTTTACTACAACGCTGACAGCTGTATCGGGGACTCCGAGCGTTAAGATAAAGGCCTATGGACGGGTGACTTCGGCAAGTTCATGGGTTCAGATAAGCGATTCAGTGGTATGGACCAGCTCGGCTAATAATCCCGTTACAATATCATCAACCACGCCGGCCAATTATAACTGGCTTAAACTGGAATATGTTGCAAGCGGGGCCACTCAGAAAACTAAGATAGCCTCGTTTGATGTAAGGACTTCTTATTGTTATGATATCGCAGCAAATTCAGGAACGGTAACATTCTCCAGGGCAACTTCAGGCACTGTCACTTTAACATCTAAAGATAATAATACAGATGCTGCCCTGACTATCGGTGCCGGAGGAACCGGGGCCCTGACCCTGGGTGATGTTGGCAGTTCAACTACAATCACTTCAAGCGGGACAGTTGCAATAACAGCATCAAATGTCAATATTGGAGCGACTTCGGCAAATGAAACAACTCCGGCACTGGCTATTATTGCAGATGCTGACAGCGATGCGGGGGGTGATACCGATGAGGCCCTTACAATTGATCTTACGGCTAATGCAACACCGACGAGTGCGGTTTGGGACATAACGAGTACACAAAGCGCAGGATACAGATTTGATAAGTCATTAACCATTGGCCTGGCCACAACAAATGAGACATTACCTGTATTTTCAATACGCGGCGACGCGGATAGTGATGCAGGAGGTGACACAAACGATGCCCTGGCTATTGTTTTAACTCCAAATGCTACACCTACAAGCGCCGTATGGGATATTACATCAACACAATCAAATGGTTATCGTTTTGATAAAACGCTTAGGGTAGGACCAGCGACAGCAGATGACGTGCAACCTACTCTTATAGTTCAGGGTGATGCAGATAGCGACGCTGGTGGTGACACTCAGGAAGCATTGACAGTTACTTTAACACCTAATGCTACTCCAACGCTGGCAACATGGGGAATTACTTCTACTCAGTCAGCCGGGTATGCGTTTGATAAGAATGTAACATTTACTGGCGGTTATACCATTCCGAATCCGTCGCCAGTCATCTGGTCTAAAGGAGGCTCGACTGTCCTGGCTACTTCTGGTACTGATGTGGCTTGTTCAAATGGTGCGCGCTGGTGGGTGGAACTTGATATACCTTATAATGTAACACTGACAGGTATTACTTATCTCATCGGTTCTGTTGGAGCAACTGATTCGGTTGTTGTTCAGCTATGCAATTCAGCCGGCACTCAGGTTGCCACATCAAGGGCTGTTGGCGGAGCTGCTGCAATAGTTGGTACTGCTGCAAATTTTCAAAGCGTTCCATTTACAACTACTTATGCGGCTGTTGCCGGGAAATATTATGCAGTGCTTCAGTTTAATGGTACTACTGCTAAATTCAGGGCTTATCCTATTCCTGGCAGTAAGTTCATTACAGGAACGACTGCGGGAACATGGGGTACAAAGGCTGATATAACACCTGGCACCACATTTACTGCAGATAAGGGACCTATATTAGTAACGTACTGACATGGAAGTTATTTCTAAGACAGGAAAGAGACTTCATGGGAAGATTGCGGAGATCCTCTTAAAAAAGGGTTCCGCAACTCCCTTTGAAGATACTGAAGAACAGGAGCAGGGAGAAATCCCTGCATCCACTTCAGGCGAATCTGGACAGCAGGGAGATGCGTCTGCGGGTGAAAGCACGGATGAACAGAGAGCAAATGAGGGGAATGATGCTGATGAACAGGCCAGGTTAGAGGCTGAACGCCTTGAGAAAGAAGAGAAAGAGAAGGCAGGGGTAGCAGAAAGGGAGCGCCTTGAAGCCGAGAAGAAGGCTGAGCTTGAAAAGGTTAAGCTGGCAAAAAGTGCTATTAAGTCGAAAGCTAAGAAAGGCAAAAAGCCTGCAGCGAAGAAAGCAGTACGGAAAGCTAAGAAATAACGCTGATGGCCTTTATTGACAGTACATATTTCACAGGAGAGATCCTTATTCCTGGTGCATCTACGGATACTCAATTATCCCAGGCAATCACTCAGTATGAGAAAGAAGTGCTTGTCAAATTACTTGGGTATCCGCTTTATACGGCTCTTATTGCCGATTGTACCGGAGAGGGAGGCATACCCGTTACCCAGAAATATATTGACCTGGTTGACGGCAAGGAATTCACTCATATATTCTTAGGAAAAAGCTATACACTTAAATGGGAAGGGCTGAAGAACTCTGCAAAGATTTCGCTTATAGCATATTATGTCTTTTACAAATATGTCGAGCGTCATCTTGTTGAGTTACATGGCAAAGCCCTTACCGTGCTTCCAAAGGGTAAAGATTGGGAGAAAGCTAACCCTACGTTTAAATTATGTGATGTCTGGAACCGGATGAGAGAGCTTTATGGAAAGATACCCCCTGAGTATAAAAGCTATTTTCTGCATCCTGTCCTTGCTGATGACTTACCGGATACTTTCAACATGGATCCTTCGGCTTACAACTTCCTGTACGCGAATAAGGCCACTTACACTGAATGGGTTTTTACGCCTCTTTGGAATATAAATGCTTTTGGAATATAAACAATGGCAGATTACGGTACATATAATTTCCCGGACTTGAAATCAGGCGACTCCCTAAATGCCAAGACATTTACTTTTAACACTCATCCTCCGGGGACGCTGGTAAAAGTTGAACTCAAAACAAACAGGGGTGACATACTGAGGTCTGGATCAGGAATAACAATAACCGATGCTGTGAATTGGGTATTTGTCATTGACCAGCAGGTTATAAATTGGAATCCAGGAAATCTTACCTATGGCATAACAATAAAGAGTTCAACAGGAATAGTGAAAACATTTATACGAGGTAGCTGGAACATACTATGAGTGGTTTTGTAAACATAACAATTGAGGAGATTATTGACAATACAGCCATTTCAGTCAATGAGAATATTGATGATGTTTCTATATCTGTTGTTGACGAAAGCATTAATATAGCGGTTACAGTCGAAGAGAAATACGGGATTGACGGTAAAACTCCGGTTAAGGGCGTGGATTATGTTGACGGGGCGCAAGGCATCCAAGGAATACAGGGGATACAAGGAAGTCCCGGAGTTGGGGTACCTACAGGTGGAACTATTAACCAGGTATTAATAAAAAATTCAAACGATAATTATGATACAAAATGGAATGATCCATCAGGAGGTTTAACGCAAGCGCAAATATTATCAAGACAATTATGATAATCTTAACTGAAACAACAGATAAACTACAGGCGGTATTAGCTGGTAATATTACAACTGACCAGCTGCAATGTTCTGCATTTTGGCGTGATATAACGATTACAGCATTCACTCCGGGACGGACGCTCACAAATACTAACAATACAACTAATGTGGATATTGTCGGAAGTCCGGCTGACAGCACTCAGAGGATCATTGATTTTCTGGCTATCTATAATAAGGATACTGTCAACGCAACGGTAACTTTAAAGTTAGATGCAAATGCAAATGAATATATTCTTTGGAAAGGGATATTAGCAACTGGTGAAATGCTCCAGTATAGCGACAAATCTGGTTTTACCGTTGCTACGATTGCCGGAGCTATCAAACAAAGCCAGATGCTGGGTGCAAATAATGCGGCCATTAATGCACTAAATGTGGTTGTTTTGGCGGCAGATGTGGTGAATAATAATGCTGTTGCTAATACAATAGCAGACGTGACTGGATTATCATTCCCCGTAACTGCAGGAGAGACTTATTGGTTTGAGTTTTTGATACCTTATACGGCACAAGCTACCACTACTGGATCAAGATGGGCTATAAACGGGCCAGGATCACCTACCCAACTTGCTTATAGAAGTGAATGTACTTTGGCAGCTACAACAACAACTATTAATAATTCCAATGCTTATGATATTCCGGCAGCCAGTAATTCTACGTCTTTAGCAGTAGGTAGCGTGACGACTATCTGGGGCATAATTCAGCCTTCAGGAAATGGAAATGTTATAGCCCGGTTTGCTTCAGAAGTAGCAAGTTCGGCTATCACAGCAAAGGCGGGTGCAATTTTAAGATGGATGAGAGTAATTTAGGATAGAAACATTAATTAATAACTGAAATTATGTATGCAAATTATGACAGTCAGACTGATGAGATTGTGGCCAGGGGAGGGACATTTGATATTACCGGCACAACGGCAGTGACAAACAAGCAATTCTTTGGCTTTGATGCTTCTGGTGGGGCGGTCCTGTCGGTGCTGAAAGGGATTCCTTTGAAAACCAGTGTGGCGACGCTTGCACAGATAACAGCTGCAGAGGTTGACCTGGGAGCTATCTTATTGACGACACTCACGGATCCTCTGCTTGCAAAGTTCTACCGGGTTGATGGGTATATCATCACGAACATAAAACTCACATCCGGGACCTTGCATTGCTATAAGATTAAGTCACAGATATCGTCATGAGATGGCTGAAAAACGGCTATCGATAAAGAAAGATATCCGGCAGCGAGGCGAAGAGATAATATCTGACACTGATAAGATCATCGATAAGCTTGCAGAGTTGGAGTCTTTCGCAAAGGCAAGGGGCCATCCTTATCTCCATTTTTACGTGTTCCATAATGAACTAAAGGTCTTTGCCAGTCAATTTGAAAGGATGTTGAGATGATAACCATTAAGATTAACCGACGTAAATACAGGGGTGTCTATAGTTGGAAAGACATAACCCTGAAGCAGTTCTGCGCTCTCGCTGCTATTCCTATGCCTGAAGGGTATGAGGCCTATATCATTGCTGACGGGAAGTTCACGGTCGAAAATATCAAAGAATATGCAGAAGAGGTCAGCAAGCTCACAGATAAGCAGATACATGAAGAATTCCCTGCTTATTACCGTGAAGTCATCACCTGTCTTTCAAATATCCCGGCAAGTGTGGTATTAACAGGGGAACAGGTGCATGAACTGTATGATTTTTATTTCAAGCCTTTCGTAGCCAGCCTTATATACCATATACCTGTAATCAGCTTCATGGGGAAGCTGAGAAAATACCAGCCTGAGAATATTAAGGAATTCCGGATAGGGCTCCGAAGATATTATCTGCCGGAGACTGTGCGTATCATGGAGCAGGACATACCGTTGAAAAAAGAAACTATCGTTGCTTACTCGGAAGCCTCTGATATATTCCGTGGCATTAAGATTTCTCGTGATGACGTTAACCGCCTGGTATATTTCATGGCGATATATTGCCGGAGGCGAAAAGAGAAGTATGATGAGAAGATGGTCCTCCGGCGCAAGGATCTGTTCATGAGAGTATCAATGTCAACAGTGTGGACGGTTTTTTTTTACACTCTGAGACAGCTTCCAGATTATTCAACAGCTATTCGATTATTTGGAAGCCTCCCAAAAACACTTCAGGAAACCGTGTCGGCGGCCCGGACTTATCGCGATATGGCAGCCGCGGGCTGATATATGAACTGGCAGAGACTATTGATAAAATAAAGGAGGTTGAACAGATAGGTATTTATGAGTTCTACGATTTTCTAGCTTTTAAGCGAACCAGGGATGACAGGTAATGAAAAAAAGAATATTGAGACAAGAGCCCAGATCAAATTAATTGACCATCTGCTCATTGCTCTTTGTGACTGTGAGTTAAGGAATGCCGGCAGGGTATTCCTTAAGAAACTTAAGATTAAACTTGAAAAGAAATTGACATGACACTTGCTGCACTGCAAACACTTCTCGAATCAATCGCCGGGACTAGCTTCGGAAAGATAGTTATGGACTCATCGCTGTACTTTAACTCGCAACGTGAAAAGACCTATCCTTACGTACTCTGGGCTATGGACGGGGCTCCATTTGAAAAAGATAACCGGAGCACGACTATTCAGATCAAGAAGATATTGACTCTCACAGCCTTTGCCGTTCAGAAATTTGACCCTGACACGCAGAGCAGGATAACCGTTTGGGACACAATTGAAGGGTATTTTGATACTTACCTGAACAAAATCAATGCATTGAGCAATGTTAAGATAGTCAATATTGACAATATAAAAGGTGTGTATCTGCATGAAGGAGAGAACTCTGCAGATAAAGAGATTGGAATAATGTACCCGAAGATTATAATTGAAGCCTATTGCAGTGGATAGTATTACTTTCAACGAGGTAGAGAAACTTGAGAATATACTCAATGAAGCCCTGATGGATGAATGGGAGGCCCAGGGTCATAAGATGACTGGCGCCGTCTATAAAGAGATTGAGTATAAGATAAAGCAGACCGTTGATACCCTGACGCTCTCAGGATATATGCCTTTTTACGGCAATATCATTGCATCCGGAACACCGGAACACAAGATCCCGTATTCAGGACGATCGGGCAGGGGTGGGGTAAGTAAGTACATTGAGGCCCTTCAGAGATATGCACAGTGGAAGATGGGAATAACGGACCCGAAAAAAAGCCTGAGTGTTGCCTTTGCGATAGCAACTGTTCAAAAGAGATCAGGGATGCCGACCCCGGGAAGTTACAGGTATTCCAGTAGTGGCAAGCGCAAAGATTGGGTTGAAGAAGCATTTAAGAATAACGAAGATAAGATCACTGAAGCTGTCAGAGGGATGTCCCATGAGTTTCTGAAAGTGAATCTTGATGTTTTTCTGGCGCAATGGCAAATAGAACTCTCTAAAAGTTAATTATAAAATGGCCTTAACTTGTAATACATATCCCGCAGCAATCTCTAACTCAGGAGCCTACAACGTCACGACTTCTTTGGTTGAAGATATAACCCCTCCATACGATATAGTTAATTTAAGGGTGAGGGCTGAGATAACTGTTTCTGCTGTTATTGTTGCGACTGTTGAAAAACCTAAAAATCTTAATATATTTGATTTTGCAGACATCCTCAAGTCGCTGGTTACAGGTTTGTCGTTTGCAAGAAACACAGGGGTTTATGTTAAATATACTTCTGCCACTGATGGCAGCCCTCTTGTGGCTTATACTATTCTTTTTACCGAGGTATATGAGGATGCAGCCGGGGCCACTCAGACAGGCGACACAAATAATGCTTTCGGCACCACTTACAGGTTCGTACCCGCCAAAGGTGACGGAACGGCATTTACTAAACTCGTATTGCATGATTCAACTTGTCTGTTCGCGAATAAGACATTAAGAAATAATATAACAAAATTCTATACCGCTGTTCCTTATGAGTTATGGCTCGTGTTTTTTACAGCAGAGGCAGGCGAACTTGAACTATTCTATTCAAAAGACAGCGGGGCGTATGATCATGCGCAGCATTTTACCGTCACTGATTGCTGGGGAGCGATAATAATAAACATAGACGAGCTGATGGCTTCTGTGGTCACAGACCTGAAAATACAGATAGGAATAGCCGGGGGAGCAAAGATCTCAGAGATCATAACGATAAGGGTCGATACTACTGAAAATGACGCGCGGACAGTATTGGAATATGACGGATTGCTGGGGGGAAAGGAATATCTCTCATTTGAAGGGATGAAAAATATTGAGTTTGCTACCATCAGGGAATATTATACGGCAGCAAAAAAGAATCGTAAAGGAATTTCATTTACCGGGATTAACCGTCAGAAACTTGAAACCAGGTTTAACGATATTAACAATGCTGACTACCTAAAGAGCCTATTAATCTCTGATACTGTTAAAAAACTGGAAGCCTCCTATGCCACACCGACAGAAGTGACGGTATTAACCGACACTGTAAAGATCAGTAATTCCGATATGTTTACTAATCAGATTGACATTGAATACGAATATTAAATTATATATAGGATCGGATCAAGCTGATTTTAACGAGCCGTTCAATGTCATGTTTTCCATTGGCGACATCCGGAACATGGGCTTTGGTAATTGCAATAAATCATTCACCCTTAACCTTCCATTGACCCGCACAAATAAGAAATTATTAAAATTTATTTCTCAGGTAGATGTCAAGAGTGAACCGTCAGCAACAGGAAGGCTTTATATAGGCGAGCAACTTATCATCTCCGGGACAGTATCCGTTCAAAGTATCTCTGATTATTTCGCAAAAGTTATAATAGACTCCGATGACTGGATCAATGCCCTGAAAGACCTGAAAATGACCGCTCTTGATCTATCGGCACATGATCATGCGCTTACCCATACCAACGTCGAAAATAGCTGGTCGGCTGCATATCCTGCATACCGTTATCCTATGATCTATTTTGGCGGGTTGCAAAGTGGCGAATCAGGATCGACAGCCAAATGGTATCCTACAGATTTTATTCCAATGGTCAGTATAGTGACACTAATAAATAAGATACTCTCCCCTTATACTATCAGTTCCGCATGGATAGCAACTTCATTTGTTAAGGATCTGTTTATCCTGTGCCGCGAGTTCGTGGCTGATGACGACTTTATAAAGGACAAAGCTTTTGATATGAATGTCCAGACAGCTTCAGATAATCAATTCAGCGACACTATTGATAATGGAGTTACCAAAGATTTCACTCTTACTGATGGTAATATTGATCTTAATGAAGGAACCGATGAGGGATCAGATTATAGTGGCCCTAATAACTGGTATGTAGTACCGGAAACAGGGACTTATCATTTTACATTTGTTGCCCGGCCAACAACCACAATGCCCGTAGGAATAACAATCAATTCTCAACAGCTGATTATTGCCATTAAAAAAACAACAGGCGTCACGACGATAACATTAGCGACTCAAACAACTAATTACGTGGCTGCAAATATATTTCTTAATACAAATTACACAATAAGCACAGGTTATGTTCATCTGACAGCCGGGGATAAGGTATTTGCCACACGCTATATGACCCAGAATCTTACCAATACAGGGGTGACTAAGACAATTACCATGAACTTTGCAATTGATACTACCCGCCTTTATACTACATGGGGGAATGCAAATAAATATCCGGGGTTAAATAAGAATATAAGTCTGGAAGAGATGCTGCCGGATATGACACAAATTGATTTCCTTGCTGCAATAAGGGATATTTTCAATCTTCGTTTTTGGTTCGATAAGATGAAACGGACAATCTATATTGAGCCATGGGATTCATTTCTTTCTTCCACGGTTGTTAACCTTACTTCTTACGTGGCCTTTGAAAGCATAAACACTGAGATCATTTCTCAGAATTATAACAAGACTATCCGGTTAAAATGGAAGGAGGATACCTCGGACCTGGCTTATAAAGATTATCTCAAGCTTTATTCTATTGGTCCCGGCTCAAAGGATATTACCCTCACAAGCATTTACACAAAGAAAGGGGAGGATATACGAGAACATCCTTTCTCGTCGCTTATAACAGGTTATAATCATACTATCGGCGATACATCAACAGCCGTTCCGCGGATACTTAATTCCGAACTCGTATCACCCTTTATGATCTTTGACCGTAAGGTGGGATTCAATACCCGCATCGTGGAATGGAAGGGACTGACAGCCGGGTTTACATGGTACTACGATACCGATACTCAATCCAATTATCCAAAGATTCAGGGGCTGGACTTCGCGACTCTTTACACAACTTATTGGATGAAGTTCTTTCATTATATAGATAAGGGAAAGATATTGACTGCTAAGATAAAGACAAGTCCTACGTTTTTGATGCAGTTTTTTACGGTCATTGCGGTTGCTGCAAATGAAGGGTTCAGGCCAACATACAAAATCACAATTAAGGATATTGATAATTATTTCTTTTTACAAAAAGTGATCAGTGACGGTTTTAAAACTGAGTTAGAACTTCCCTTAAAGCAATAACCCATGGCAGACACTCAATATATTAAGACAGTAACCAAGAACGGATATGAGGAATATGTAGCACTTCCTACCGGTGGTGTCGCTGCACATGATCAGGCATGGTCAACGATTACAGACACACCAACAACGTTAGCCGGTTATGGAATAACGGACGGTGGAGCAGGGATGACTTATCCTGCAGCAGGAATTGCCCTATCGGATGGCGGTGCGTGGCTTGGTTCAATAACCAATAACTCGGCAAATTGGAACACGGCTTATACAGATAGACTGAAATGGGACGGGGGCAGCACCGATCTTGTTGCTGCTACAGGAAGGACAAGTCTTGGAGCCACAACAGCAGGGGCCAGCTTATTCATGCTTGCCAATCCGGGTGCGATAACATTTTTAAGAGTTAATGCGGATAACTCTGTTTCTGCTTTATCGGCTGTAAATTTTAAGGGAGCATTATCATTGGAGAACGTCACCAATGAATCAAAAGCGACAATGTTTGCAACTCCTACTCTCACGGGGTCAGTTACCATAACCAATGCGGGTGAATCTGATATAAATTACATCGATACAACAAATACACAAAACTGGCAAGTTGGGACAAATGCTGTAGGGTATTATATTTATGAGACAGGTGTAGATTATAGATTAGTTGTCAAAAAAACTACAGGCTATGTAGGTATTAACACTTCTGCACCCGGAGGTGCTTTAGATGTAAGAGGGGCATTGTCATTATTTGGTACTTCTCAAGGTCAATCTTATTTTTATGATGATACACTTAACTTTGGGTATGCTGATAATGCAAATCATTTAGGTTATATCAATTATGTCGGATATAATAATGGAATAACACAATTCAGAGATTTGGCGATTTGTGATGGTAAGCATAATATATTTGCATTCTTTGATGGTAGTAGTGGTAGGGTTGGTGTTGGGATTACTGTTCCTGATTATAAATTTGATGTTACAGGAGATATTGCTGTCGGTGGAGTAGGAAATCATTTGTACTTTGATACGACAGGGGTTCGGGGTGGATGTTCATTATATGTTGATAACGACTATTGGCTGAATCTTTTTTGTAACAGGGGAACGAGTTCAAAAATAGTGTTGAAAAATACTCCTGCTATTTCATTTGAAACCGGAGGCTCTGCAAGAATGACACTTAGCGATGCCGGATTGAGTATTGGAACTACTGCCCCTAATTTCCAAATGCAACTGCATGGTTCAGGTGCTTCATATTTTCAGATAACAAAAGCAGGGACGGGTTCGGCTGCTACCGATGGGACAATAATGGGGTATGACGGTGGAGCAGGTGATTATACATTTTACATAAGGCAGAGGGAAAATGCTGCTATGTGCTTTTACACAAATGACACAGAAAGGATTACAATTCAGAGTGATGGGTGGATTGCTGTTAATAAGACTACTGCTTATGAAGTGTTAGATGTGTATGGTAATATAGCTTGTTCCAATGAATTGACATTTGATACGACCACAAACGCTACGGCTAACGGTTATATAAATTATCATGGTTATCAGGGAGGTAATTCACAGTATAGAAATTTGTACGTCTATAATGGTAAGGGAAGTGCTGTTGCTTATTTTGATGGGGCTGCAAGTACATTTGTAATTGGTACGGTAGGGGTTACTTTTGGGGGAAGTAATGAAATGTGGTACAGAGGGACTGCCGTAGATGATGCAGCTATATATATTAATCATCGTGGCTATAATGATACATATTCAAATTTCAGAGATTTAAGAATCGGGGACGGTAAGGGTAATCCTATTCTTTATATTGACGGCAGTACGGGGTTTACAAGGAACTATGGATTTACGTCAGGGTGGAACTCAGGTTCAGGATGGATGATAGATACATCAGGTAATGCTGAGTTCAATAATGTTCTTGTCAGGGGAGGGATGCAGGTATATGAAATGATAATCAACCAACTGCATTATCAGAACGGGGGGCTTGTAATAGGAGCAGGAGCAGGGAAGGTTAAGTCTGTATATTCATCAACAGTAGGTTCAGAGCAGTTGTATTTTGAAACTCCCGAAGGAACTGCTATGAGTCCGTTTTCAGCCGGGGCGATAGTTATAGTGTGGAGAGTTGATATTAACAGGTCAACGGTTGTTAAGAAGATTGTACGTCAGGTAAGTGCAATTCAGGGCGACCAAAGAGTTGATATGACTACGACTACCGGATGGACTACGGGCAGTGACGTTGGTGTTTTTGAGGCAGGGGATGAGGTCTGCACTATCGGTCATACCTCAACGGCTTCGTTGCAGAATAGCATTTATTTCAGTGCCATTGATACTGATAATCCGTTCATGCGGATATACTCAGGGGTAAGCTCTTGGGCTAAATGGAGCTTGACCGATAAGACCACAATCAGGGTTCAGCTTGGCAACCTTGCTTCGTTGGCTTCGTATGATATTGTTCCTGCTTCGCCCGGATATGGTCTGTATTGTGATAATGTTTATTTGAAAGGGAAAATTGAGGCTTCGTCAGGGAAGATAGGTACATGGAATATTAATAGCACATCTATCTATACAGGAACGGAAGACCATTCAGCTTATACAGGGGCAGCAGGAGATTTGACAATTTATTCTGATGGTTCTGATGCCTCTATACATGGATATAATTTTTATATTGATACAGGAGGAAATTTATATGCCAAAGGGGGAACAATAGGAGGTTTTTCTCTAAGTGCAACTCAAATATACTATGGGTCTGGAAGTAGTAGAGTTGAACTTAATAGTGGTGGATTTATGTGTGGAGGGGAAGCAACTTCTGCTGCTTCTTTTGTTGCCGACCAATTAGGAAGAGTTAAGGTTACTACATTAATTTACGCATATCAGGTTGACAATACTGTTTATATTTCACATGATGCTTTGGCAGAAACAAATGCTACTTCTGCTACGAAAATGAAGACTATAACTATGGGTTCATATCTTATAGGTGATAAAACAATAAGAGTTAAGTTTACATTGGAAGCAAAAGTATATTCAGGTGTTTATGTATATGCACAGATATATGTAAATGGAACAGCCGTAGGGACATTGAGAAGTACAAACTCAGCAGGAGGGACAGAATATTCTGAAGATATAACAGGTGTAAGCTCAGGTGAAAGCATTCAATTATATGCTTATACTGCATCATCAGGAACTTATGCTGAGGTTTATAATTTCAGGGTATGTGGAAGTCATATTACTCCTGTAAATGAGGCATCAGGAAGCAGTATATCAACGCCTTAGTATAATGAGAAAAATATTATTTATAGTAGTTTTGTTAAGTGTATTTTCGTGTGAGAAGCATACAGATACATTCTGTTATGAATGTCAGGCTAAGTTCAAATGTCCTGAGAATATTTATTGTTTGTCAGATGTAATTACCGTGTGTGAAATGACCACAGCTTCAATAATAGACTATGAAAATGAATTGAGGTATCAAATGTTTAAGATAACCGGAGAGGTTTGTGAAGTAGAATGCAAACAACGTCATAGTATTAACTTAAAAACAAAAAGAGATGAAAAAATTAAGAGCTTTATTTGTATCGGGCGATGATTACGTACGTGCAAACAGACTGCTGAATGATGCAGGGATTCCGACCAAAGGTGTCGTAGGTGCTTTGTATTTCCACGGTCTGACATTTGTGCTTACCTGTATAGGATGGATTGCTGTAATCCTTATCGTTAACGCATTAAATTGAGTGTCATGGATTTTATAAAGGATATTCCGGCTAAGACAGCCGTTGCACACACAACCGGAGATATTGTTATCAACATAGAATCAAAACTTGCTTTTGTGATGATACATACTCCGGAGAAAAGTTATAACAGAAGTGTTAGCCTTGATGCTCTTATGGCTGAAATGACAGCAACGCAAAAGACTACCGTTCGTAAATTTATAAAAGCTATCTTAGCACAGGCAGTTGAGGTAGATATTACAGATGTGCCTGAAGTATTAACAGAATAACTAAAATTATGAAAGTCAAAATTAATGTAAACCTTATAGGTGTAGACGGCAAGACATCCTTGCTGAACATGGATGAAGCAGGTAAGAAACTTACTCTCCGTGATGTTATTTATGGTGCTTTACTTGTTCCTGATGAGAAAGACCAACAGAAGGAGAAGTGGGAGAAGTACGAAATCTTTAAGAAGATTCGTGATGTAAAAGGTGGAGAAGTTGAACTCTCTGCTGAAGAGATTACTGTTATTAAGAAAGGGCTTGCACGTATTCACCCGCCACTCGTTATGGGACAGGCATTTGAGATGCTTGAGGGAACGGTGAAATTGCCGAAGGATGAGAAATAAATATTACTACAATGGCTGAGGAAAAAGTATTAACATGGCGAATAGATGTCAAGGGTGTTTCTGCTGAAGAGCAGGAACTTGCTAAGCTTGATGTGCAGTTGAAGAATCTCACTGCTGAGAAGAGAGAGTTGGAGAAACTTGCACAAAGGGAAGGCATATTGTCAAAAGAGAATGCCACGAAACTTGCTGCGTATTCCAAAGCCATTGAAGAGAACCGGAGAGAACAAGGTAATCTTAAGAAGGTCGTTGGTACTGCTGAAGACAGTCTTGAGAGAATGAGAGCCAAGTTGATTGCCATGAAAGAGGCAGCCAACAGGGGTACGGCTCAGCTCAGAGGGAGCTTAATGTGATTACTGAAACGCAGAGAATATGATTGACATAAGAAGTCGGACTGCTAAGCTCTTGAAGAAAAACTACGACATTGAAGAGAAGATTACTTTTTCGTTGTTTGATTCGGGGCTGTTGGAAGAGCATAATTGCAAGAAGATTTTGATTGTTGAAGAATACAATTCACGTGTTGACATAGCAGGAAAGCAGATGAGTATATGCTCTATAAATAATTATTGTTTAATTTAATTTTTTTGAAATGGCAAAAAGAAAAAAAGGTCAGGCTGTTTGGGTAGAACCAAACGATTATTTTCAGGCTGTTGAAGCCTGTAAGGGAAAGGGAATCAAAACCTACAGCAGAGTGAATGTACGGTATCTTGATGTGAATACAGCCGTGCTGTTTGCTGTATTAACTGCCGCGGTTTGTATCCTGATTTCAGTATTCAGCTGATAAGGGATCAGTAATCAGCTGATAAGGGATAGGTATGTCTCTGCCTAAATATGACAGAGGCATGCTTTGTCCTCTTTGTTCTTTATGTAAAACACGACAACTTGATAATAAAGGAGGTTTATTATGGAAATAGGTGTAGGCATAGGAGTAGCCGGAGCACGAACCGGGTCATTTAGTTGGAGCCAGTACTGGATGGACAGAGGTTGTATTATCTGAATCAGATTATGATTATTTCTATAATCCTGTCGGTTGGTTTACTCCCAATGCACCGGAATCAGATCAACTTGCATTTTTTATGAAGTGCAGGATTAATTCATATTATTTGAGTGCATTTAAAACTCATTTAATTTATAAACTATGAACAATTCCGAAATACATGGAGCCGGTACGCAGCGACAAGAGATTGAGATAATATAGAATAAAGATTAAAACACTATGGCAGACAAGGAATTATCATTTAGTATCAGTATTGAAGGAATCAGTAATGAGGCCACAGAGATTTCGAAACTCACGATTCAGTTACAGGCTTTAAAGAAGGAACGTGCCGAACTCATGAAGCAGGCTTCACAGCCGGGCCATATAGCTTCGAACGAAGAAAAGTTGAAGCTGGCTGCATATACTAAAGAGATTGAGACCCAAACATCCAGACAGAGGGAATTAAAGAAAGTCATTGACTCTGCACCCGACTCATTAAGTCGTATGCGGGTAGAACTTTCAAAACTCAAACAGGAATATGCCAATGCCAGTGCAGCTGTGCGTGAGAAAATGGCCCCCGCTGTTAATAAGCTCAATGATGAGATTAAAGCATCCGAAGAGGCTATCGGTGTTCATACCCGCAACGTCGGAAATTATAAAGATTCGTTGGTTTCTGGGTTTGATGCAGTTACGGGAGCAATAGGGGGTGTTACCGGACAGTTAGGTAATCTTTTCACATCATTTATGACTACAGGGGGAATGATGGGAGGGTTTACTGCAGGGGTGGGTCTCCTGGTGACAGCGTGGAAGCAGGCCCATGAGAATATGGAACTATATCTCGAATCTGCAGATAAGCTTCTATATGGGGCAGCCGGTTTTGAGACTGATGTCGAGAAGGCCAGGAAAGACACTCAGAAGAGAGCCCTGGGACAGATAGCTGAAGGAGAGAAGCAGATTGAATATGCTTTGCGTCAGCTTTCATTACAAGAGGACCTTAATGATGAACAGAAAGAATTCCTGAATGGGCTAAAGGCAGGAGGGGAGGAGATAAGGAAAGCAGGGCAGGAGCTTTATAACCAAGTCAGTGCATACGATCTTACCAGTAAACACACAAAGAACAAGCTCGATTGGCAAGTCAAATACAACCTGCTTTTACAGGAACAGGAAAGGCTTAATGATGAAAGGCTTGCAAAAGAGACCGAGTGGGAATCCCTGCAAGCCCAGCTAATGAAACAGCGTGTCATTGTCACCGATCAGGCATCGACAACTACAGAACAGATAAAGGCTTCACTCGAAGCAGAAATAATCGCTAATCAGCTCGCAGAGGAGAAAACAGAGTTTGTCAACAGGCAGATAACCAACATGGAGGCCATGTCTGAGATGACAGCTACCCAGGAAGTACATGAAGAAGCCATCAATGGCCTCTATAGGGAAAGGGAGAGTATTCAGAGGCAATATTATTCTAATCAGCTTAAAATAAACCGGCTGCAAGGCAGGGCCGGGAAAGGAGGGGGTGAAGTTTACGAAGGTACTGCTCTGGAAGATATTATGAGTGCTGCCGAAAAGTCTGTAAAATATATGGCTCCAACGGGTGAAGAAACATATCCTGAAGTTGAAGCTGAAAAGAAAAAACAGGAATTACTTGACCAGGCATGGGAGGAGGGGATGCAAAAGGCTCGGGAAAACTATCTGAGAAACAAAGAACTTGCAGCGCGACAATCCCAGGAATTGATTGAGATTAAATTGAGTGAGATTAATGCCGAACAGGAAATTGCAAATGCAAAGATCTCAATTGCTGCCGGAGTTGCCAATATCTTATATCAGATTGCAGGAGAAAACCGGGAGATGCAATACGCTGCTCTTATTGGAGAGAAGGCTACGGCCATAGGGCAGGTTGTGGCTAATGTTGGTATAGCAAATGCCAAGGCAATAGCAGTTTCGCCATTAACAGCAGGGCAGCCCTGGGTGACACTTAATTCAGTTCTCGGAGGTATTACAATAGCTGGTATAATTGCCGAAACAGCAAGGTCTGCCAAAGAGATCAATAGTGCATATAAACAAAAACAAAAAGTCACTGGATATGAATATGGAGGGAGAATAACGGATGGCATGTATGTCAACACAGGTGGCAAAGATGATACATTGATCCTTGCAAATAAATCCGAAACTATTCTCACCGAAAAGCAGGTTGCTATGCTTGGCGGTTCCGGAGTTCTAAAGAACATAGGGGTTCCTGGTTATGCTAATGGTGGTTATGTCGGGCAAATTGCCCCCTCAATACCTTCGGCGGCTTTTAATATGAGGGAATTCGCTGACCTAATTGGAGAACGGATGAATCAGATCGAGGTCAGCCTTAACATTCATAAAGTCAATGCTGCTCAAAAAGAGGTTCAAATAATAACCGAAGCACAAAGGATATGATAGACATTCGTTCCCGGACAGCCAAACTACTCAAAGAAGATTATCGGATCGATGAGAGGATAACGGAGATGCTTTTTGAGAAAGGCATACTGCGGGAAGATATCATGAGAAAAGTGCTGATAAAAGAAGAGTATAAGCAAAGAGTTCAGCAGAACGGGAAACAAAGATTAAGAAATGAGTTGTCCCAAAACTATTGTGTCTCAGTCAAGTTGATTGAAAAGATTGTCTTGTAAGGTCACCTACGAAATTTAGGAATATCGTTCATTTTTCTGGTTTAATTTTATGTGTCATAGTAACACACATAACGAATGAAATCAGGAAATATGAAAAGAATTCTTAAATACAGCGGTTATCTCATCGGGATAGTCTTGCTGTTAGCATTTATCTTTCCCGATCTGTTTCTTCCGGCAGGGATAACCGGCGCTTTTGCGCTCGCTATCTTTACGCAAACGTGCTCAAAGAACGTTTCGGGAGCTTCGAAGATCTTTATTGCTGATAAAGCCGTAGCAACGGCCTTCACCATCACATCTGATGAGATTTCAGCAGTAACCGGCACTACTCCATTTATGCGCGTGGACGCCATTCAGGATTCCGTGTACTGGAACGAAGTCGGGTCAAGGGTTGGACTTAATAACTGGAAGGTAGCCAATGAAGTTGGTTTTGACGTCATGCCTCCGGCAAAAGCCACAAACACCTTTCTCCAGGCGCTTATTGACGGCTCTCCCTGTGGTTTCTTTGCCCTCATTGTTGACGGCAATGGGAAATGCTGGGTAGTCGGCCATAATGCAACAGATGTGAGAGAACGGCCATTGAGGCTTGACAAGACCGACCGCAAGACCGGTAAGGGTCTTGGTGAAGCATCAGGAAACACAATTCCGGTAGCACTCGCAAATGAATGTTCAGGACTAGCCCTTCCACTGGATTCAACACTTACAGCCGCTGTACTTGCAGGAACATCGACAATTTGTAAATGGAGTTAATCATGGCACAGAAACTTAAAGTCAGACAGGAATGCCTCGAGAGTGAAGTTCACTTCTCTTATAATAACAGCTCTTACAGGGTAAAGCTGAAAGAGGCAACACAGGAACAGCTCCAGATGATCAAAGAAGTCGGGGTTGATATCTTCGAAAAGCCGGCAGATAAGGAAAAGTAGGGTTCTGGTTTTAAACAATAGATCATGGCCCCCGAAAGCGAACTTAAAAAAATGGCTTCTTTCTTGCGTTGGATTTTGGGAATTATGGTTCCCTTCATGATGATCCTGGCCGGTGGTGCAATAAGGGCTGAGGTGAAGGCCAATGATCTTGAGAAGCGGGTTCAGACAATCAATGATGACTATACTCCGCTTTTTGTTATGGAAGGGATTGTCGGCTCAAATGATAAGCTGATAAATATTCTGAATGTTCTTTCCCAGACGACCAAAGATGATCCCCGTTATGTGGATGCGATTAAGGAAAGAACAGAGTTTCAGCGAGAGATACTAAACAGGGCGGCGCTGTCAAAAAGAGGCGGGGGCGGTCCTGGTAATCAAAAGAATCAATGACTAATGTAATTGTTCATTGTAGCGATAGTTCCTTCGGGAATGCTGCATTAATCAGCAAATGGCACACACAGCCGGATCCTAAAGGCCGGGGGTGGGATGCAATAGGTTATCACTATGTCATCCTTAATGGGCGGTTGGGTCCTTATAAGATGAACTCTTATTTTGATGGCCATATTGAAACAGGCCGTCCTCTGGATGATGATTCAGATATGGAACTCGATGAAAAAGGGTCCCATGCGTTTGGATATAATAATGCAGTAGGAATCTGTCTGATCGGACTATCCGGAACATTTACCGATTCACAATTAAGGGCGCTAAATCATCTCGTTAATCGGTTACGCGCTCAGTTTAATGAGATAAAAGTCATGCAACATTCTGACGTAGATACTAAGAAGCCTCATTGTGCAGGACTTACTTATTTACAAATGAATGTATTAAACAGAAAATGAAAGGGATTATTAAGTTCTTTAAAGACGTTTTTCCCTGGTGGCCCTTTGCGATTTGTCTGGTGCTCGCAATTTTGATTTACATAATTTCAAACATATAAAGATGAAATCCTGGTTACTTTTTCTTATCGGCACCCTTGCTTATTTTGACCTTCGCTTTATGAAGCGTAAGGACAAAAGCAATTTCAGCATAAGCTTCTGGTTCAAAGATAACTGGCCGGAACTTCTGTTCACTTTCCTTCTGGATCTGATTGCCATGATAATACTCATGGATGCAGATACAAACATAACAGTGTGGCTGACAGAGAAATTGCCCGCTGGTCTTGTTGTTCCCTCTAAGCTCATATTCTCTGCTCTCTGCGGGCTGGGGTTCGGCCATATTGGTTATGAGATGATCCAGAAAACATTCAAAAAAGGAAAGAATGCTAAAAATGGTGGTTGACTGGATCCGGAAAAACATTGCTTTCATTCTCGGAGGACTTGCACTCTTTGTGATGGTCGCATGTTTTGTTTCCGGGTGCAACTATCATAAACACCGGCATCTTTGTCCTGAGATAACGACCAATACTGTTATTATACATGATACAGCCTGGCACCGGGTAGTTGATTCCCTGAATCATATCGTCGATTCATTGAAGAACCAACCACAGCCCGATCCGGTTATAGTCTATCTGCCCGGCGAGCCCGTCCCTATTCCTGCAGACATTGATACCGCAGCTATACTTGCCAGATATTATACTACTTACCGGTATTACTGGCAGTACCCTGAGAAGTTCACTCCCGGAGACAGCATCAGGATTAAGCTCAACACGACTATCTCGCAGAATAAGCCGCTCGTGTACGACCTTAGTTATCAATGGCTGAAGCCTCAGACTATTACCAATAATTCTGTCGATAATTCAGTGCATTACAACAAATATCTGTATGTCGGCATGGATCTTCCTTTTTACAAAATGGAGAATGCCGAGATTACCGCTTTGCTTGCGTTCAGGCGGGGACAGATAGGTTTTGGCTACGCACCAATATCTAAAACTGGATCGTTTAAAATAGGGCTACCGCTATTGAAATTTCAATAAATTTATGTATATTTATATAATAACACACCCGAAATTTCCTGGTTGGGTTAAGATCGGAAGAACAAATGATCTAAAAAACAGACTTGATGATTATCAAACCCATTGTCCGTTAAGAGAATTCAAGATAGATTTCTCTATAGAGACGAAATATTACTATAGCATAGAGGTTTATTTTGATAATTTCATTAAAAATAATGGATATGAATGGTATAACTGTTCTCCTGAATATGCCATTGAGAAGATACATGAAGTTCTCGAAAGAATAAAAATAGATCCTCATTATTTAGAGCACAAAGAAGTGAAGAATAACATAAAATATGTATCGAAGAAGAATCATAATATAATAAAATATGATTACACAGTTGATAATATTGTCTTTAATACTTTAAGGGAATTATCTATCTACATAGGATTTAGCTATTCAAAATTATCTACAATCATGTATAAAATTAATTATGGAACGATTGACCTTAATGGATTTAAAATATTAAAACATAAACACTATTAAGTAGCTTTTGCTGATTTGTCATAGGTTTGGTTAGTTTTGGGTTATCGATCCCCGGTCCGCAATGTTCCGGGGATTTTTTTGCGAGTTTTCGCTCCTGCCGTCCAGATATAGGCCAAAAAAGGCACTAAAAATCATTATATGTTTGATTATCAATGCCTTTTTGTGATCCCGAAGGAATCCCAACCCTGATAATCGTAGATGACTGCAGGTAATTATATTTTTGTATATCTGGCATTTATTGTAAGTTTGACAATAATTTGATTTTTGTATAAAAATATTATGCAAAATATTTGTTTATTACATAGCAATACTATACATTTGTCGTGTCAGAAAACAATATGAACGCTAACAGAGAACAAATATAACCTACAAAGATACACAAATCAATAACGCAAATATGTTAAAAGCTGATAAAAAATATCCATTCAGAAAGGGGTTTGATAAGATCCCCGGAGGCGAACAGGCAAGTGTAAGGGCTAAAATCATGAAGGGCCTTAATATAAAGACAAGGGCTGCCTGGTTGAAAAGGCTCAGGGGAATTGTGGAGCCGACTGTTTCAGAGGCTCAATTACTCGAGAAGATATTCAGGCAGCACGGCATAACTGATATCTGGGGCCCCGGGAAGTCAAAGAAGAAAGCCAAATCAATTGACAATTAATCACATAACACTGCAAGGCCATGACCAAAACAAGCAATTTACAGTTACAGGTAATCCGGGAAGTAACCGGGTGCGACAGGGAAGATGCTGAATGTATCCGCAAATACATTGAAGATCATTCATCAATAGCACCAGGGAAGTTAAGACTCTCTCAATTTGTGGGTGCCGCGCTAAGGGCACACCTGGTAGTTATGCTTAAATATCAAGTGAACTAAAGAAGCTTTGCAGTGGAGCGCGGGCAGTCTAAAATGACTGTTTAAACCCGCGCTTTCGCTGCAAATAAAAAACTAACAATAATGAATAACCAGATTTTTGTCTATAAAGGCGCTGAAATATGTTTCCAGACAGAAGGTGACAGCGTTATGGTCAATGCAACCGAGATGGCAAGACCGTTCGGAAAAAGACCGGTTGATTTCTTAAGAACTAATTCAGCTTCCGAATTTATTGAAACCATGTCCGCTGTGAGGAAATGCACACCGCCTGATTTAGTGATAGTTAGAAACGGCGGCTCTGATTTCGGAACATGGATGCATGAAGATATCGCTCTTGAATTTGCCAGATGGCTTTCTCCTGCTTTTGCTATATGGTGTAATGACAGGATTAAAGAACTCTTAAAGCATGGTATCACCGCCATGCCACAGACAATCGACAGCATTCTTGCTGATCCTGACAATGCAATCAGGGTGCTCACAGAACTAAAAGAATCCAGGCAGCGGGCGCAATCGCTTGAAAAGAAAGTTGAACTATTAGAGGAGACTGCAAAGGACCAGGCCCCAAAAGTGCTTTTTGCTGATGCGGTGGCAACCAGCGATAAAAGCATCCTGATAGGTGAGTTTGCCAAAATACTCAATCAGAATGACATAGAGATAGGCCAGAACAGGCTTTATATATGGCTCCGTCAAAAGGGCTATCTGGGAGTCAGGGGTGATTATTACAACATGCCGACACAAAAAGCAATGGAGCTCGGGCTATTTGAGATCAAAGAGACAACCATAAACCAGCCGGGCGGTAAGGTCCTTATTTCCAGAACTTCAAAAGTAACCGGCAGGGGACAGGTTTATTTCGTCAATAAATTCATATACAACAAAACCCATCCGTTATGAGCGACACCTTAACCATATCACCAATAAGGGCTGCTTTTGAGGCCTCGGCAGGGCTTCATCTTAAATGGGATGCAGAACTGACAGACAGGGAACTTGAGATAGGCAAGCAGGTCGCTTTTGGCTATACACAGAGAGAAGCCGCGACGATCTTCTTTCGCAGTCCCCTGACCATAGCCAATACACTCAGAAACGCTTTTCGCAAAGTCGGAGCCCGTAACATCGCCGAGTTCTCCGCATGGCTCTGGTGCAAAGAATTCAATGTCACGCTGATCATATCGGAGGGCAGGCGTAAGATCATGACCGTTGCAATGATAGCGCTCTTCCTTGTCTTTGACCTTATTCCCGGACATGAGGTTATCAGAACCAGGGCTCTCAGAAGCAAGACGGCCAGAACTGAGGCAAGGTGCTCCGGGGGGCGCAGGACGGAAAGTATTGATTTTGACTATATACCAAATATATAGCCATGCCAGGTCCGGAAAGCATAAAAGAAGTTTTCAGAAACGAGATCAGGGACTATCTGCAGTCGCCGGAAGGGCTCGCTATTATTGACCAGAGGGCTGAACAGAAACTGCAGGCCATGAAGTCAGAACAATCATTCACACGCAAGCAGATGGCTGAGATGTACCAGGTATCGCAACAGACCATTGATAGACTGACAGATGAAGAACTGGAGGATAAGGGATTCAAGAGGATCAGGGTAGGTGTGTCTGTCCGCTTTGAAAGGATTTATAACCAAATACATAAATGACAATGGAAGAAATTATAACACCCGTCCCGGAAGATGATGAGATCGACGAATTCTCTCCGGAGGCAATTTATGGACCAATAGACGAGACCGTAAATGAAACCAAGATAGCCGAATAGATGGACGTGGGTTCAATCGGGCAACCTCTATGACAATTAAGAAAAGAAAGAAATGAAAGGCAAAAAAGGATTTCAGATTGGAGAAAGGATCTGTGTGACTCATGATATGAGTTATACAAGAATTTATAAAATCTGGACAAATATAAAGAGCCGTATTGATAATAAATCAAATACAAGGTATTCTGATTATGGAGGAAGGGGTATTTGTCTTTTTGGGCAATGGCGTGATTTTTCAGTATTTAAAGATTGGGCGATATCTCACGGATATTCTGATAATTTAACCATCGATAGAATAGATAACGATAAAGATTATTGCCCCGATAACTGTCGGTGGGTAACACAACAAATAAACTCCAAAAATCGCAGAATATTTCCAATGACTGGAATAAGAAAACGAGGCAATGGCTGGCAGGTCAGAGGAAAAAATACAGAAAAATGCCTTGGAACATTTAGGAATTTAGAATTGGCAATTAAGATTAGAGATGAATATGCAAAAGAACAAATTAATTTAATTAATCAATTAGATGAAATCGATGAAAATAAAACCAGATAGATATTGCCCATTATGTTTTCGCCTTCACTATTCAAGACAGCAAATTATTGACTGCATGGAGAAAGATCTGGCAGAAGCAAGAGCGAAAGAAAGAATATTGAGATTAATAGGGGTAAGAGAAAAGATATGAGCATTTTAATTGGTTGCGAGTTTTCGGGCATTGTTCGTGAAGCCTTCCGGACAAATGGGGTTGATGCGTGGAGCTGTGATTTACTCTCTTCTGAGATTCCGGGCAATCATATTCAGGACGACATTTTGAGACACTTAGAAGATGGATGGGAGGGATTAATCGCTTTTCCGCCCTGTCCTTATCTAACTGTCAGTGCAAACAAACATTATAAAATTAATCCTGAAAGATATTGGTTAAGATTAAAAGCAGCCGAATTTTTCTTAAAACTGGCACTATCGGATATCCCTAAAAAATCAATAGAGAATCCTATCGGAGTCATGTCAGGATTTTACCGGAAGCCGGATCAGATTATTCAGCCCTGGATGTTCGGACATGGAGAAACAAAGGCGACCTGTTTGTGGCTTACAAATCTTCCGCTATTAAAACCGACAAACATAGTTGACGGCAGAGAGGGAAGGGTCTGGAAATGCCCCCCCCCGGCCGGATCGCTGGAAAGAAAGAAGCCGGACATATTCAGGCATAGCTCAGGCAATGGCAGAACAATGGATTTTTTAAAATAGTAATATGACCATTCTCCAGAAAGACATATCAGTAACCAGAACGGCTGTTGACGGCAAGTTTGATTATCAGCTGGTGATAAAGGACGAACCCGTACTTGGAGAATCCTCTTCTAAGTCATGCGACTTTGCTATTGTGAATATTCAACCAGATGGCAAGGTGGTCATGGAGCTTTACGGGTACGGGGAGACGATCCTGGAAGCAGACTTTTTTGACCCTGATACATTTATCGTGCCAATATCATCAAAAATACTTTAAAAATAATTAGGTAGTATTACAGTAATACTTTACATTTACAGTTGATAATCACTAATTAATATGGGACTGGTACAAGATTATTACGATAAATTCAAAAAGCGGGCAGAGGCCACAAAGGTTTTGCTTGAGGTCGAAGAATCTAATCTCGACAGAAATGATCCTGATTCTCTTTTATACCAGGGAGAAGATGATGAGAACAAAACAGATAACCCTTAAATATATACGAAAATGAATGAACCAAATGAAGTACAGGTATTTGAAACACAGGGCCTCGAAGTTTTTGAAGCCCAGGAACGTGCTGCGATTGACATACAGGTAGCAACGGCAAAACGTTATCCCAGGGATCTAAGGAGGGTCCTTGAAAACAGTATTGTCATTGCTACCCTTGACAAAGAGACAGCAAAAAGCTGCCGTTATGCCAAGCCGGTGGGGGGACAAAATGTTACCGGGCCAAGTGTTCACCTGGCAAGGATCATCTGCCAGCAATATGGCAATATCCGCGTTCAGCAGCGGGTGAAACAAATTGATGCCCGCTCAGTTGTGGCTGAAGCGGTTGCATTTGATCTTGAGACAAACTATGCGGTATGTGTAGAGGCCCGGAGGTCGATCATTGACCGCAGCGGCAAGCGTTATTCTGATTCGGTAATTGAGACAAATGCAATGGCGATTCTGGCCGTAGCTGAGAGAAATGCGATTCTGAAAGTAGTTCCCAAGTCTATCACAGACAAGGTATATGATGAGGCCTTCAAGTGTGCCGTTGGCGATCTTTCTGATAGTGCAAAACTACTGAAAGAACGCGACCGCATATTGAAAACATTCAAGAATGATTATGGGATAAACGAAGAGGCTGTTATCCTGTGCATTGGCCTCAAAACAAAAACAGCGATCAGAGCCGAACATATTGCTGACCTGCAAGGCTATCTGCAGGCGCTTAAAGATAAGGAGCTCACCCCGGAGGACATCATTAATAAGGGTGCCCCGAAAGGGAAAACCATTGATGAGAAGAAGAAAACCCTGAGAGACAAACAAAAGACGGAGACAACCCGGGTTCAGAATTCAGAACAGAACCAGGCACAGGCAGAGCCGGGCAAGCTGTTATAGTCATGAACAAATACAAACAGCTATCCCCGGAGCAGCTAAATACATTGCTCTCGAATTACTTGGTAGATACGTGGTCGTTTTCGAGGGTGAACACCTTTTCACGAAACGAGAAGGAATTCGAGATGAAATACCTGTATGGCTGCAGTGAGAAGTCATCATCAGCATCAGTAGCCGGGCAGGCTTATCATGCAGCGCTCAGTTCGTATTTTCTGAATAAGAAAGAGGGACGAACCCCCGACCTGGTTAATCTTGAACAGGTGGCGTTTAGCTATATTGAAGAGGTACCTGCAAATGCATGGAAGATCCAGAAAACAACACCGACGGTTGAAGAGTGCAAGAATACAGCCGTTAAGTCGGTCTCTCAGTTCATAAACAACTTCATGAAGGAAATCCAGGTTTATGAATCTGAGATTAAAGAGATTATTGGGACCGAGGTCAGGATAAAAGCATGGCTGACAGTAAACGGCGTGGATATTCCCCTGCCTTGCGTTCTGGTTATTGATCTTATTATCAGGACAAATGATAACAAGCTGGTAATCATTGACCATAAATCAAAGAAGTCGTTTAGTGATGAGGATGAGATCAAGTTCTCGATTGGCAAGCAGGCAATTACTTATGTCCTCGGGTATGAAGAAGAAAACGGCGAAAGGGTTGATGAGGTCTGGTTCATTGAAAATAAACTTTCAAAGAATAAAGACAACTCACCCCAGCTGGTTCCGCACAAAGCAATAATGGATGAGAATACCAGGAAGTTGTATGAGGCGCTTTTATATGAACCGCTGAAAAGAATGATTGAGGCCGTCGGTGATCCTGATTATGTATATATGATCAATGACAATGATAACCTGACCGACAAAGCCGAGGTATATGACTTCTGGGCCAAGACAATGATTGCAGAAGTAGAGGATTTCAATATCCAGGAATCAAAAAAACCGCTCATGCGCGAGCGTATGCGGAAGATCAGGGATGCATCCCTTACCTCGGTCACACCAAACGTTATCAGGAACTTCAAGCATTTCACAGAGCAGTTTATACCCTATGACTTTAGCAATAAAAATATGACAAACCAGGAGAAAATTGAACATATCCTTCGATCTTTCGGGATCGTCGCGAAGGTACAGCACATCTTTGACGGTTATTCAAGTGCATCATACCTGCTTGAGATTAATGCCGGAGTTCCTATATCAACCATCCAGCGTTACAAGTTGGATATCGCCAATGCACTTAATGTCTCAAATGTAAGGATACAGAAAGACCTTTATGTTTACGAAGGTAAGTCGTATCTGGCCGTTGAGTCAGGTAAAAAAGGCTTTTCAACACTGGTATGGGACAGGTCCCGGCTTGCGGACCACAAGCTGCCGCTTGGAATCAACAATTTTCAGCAAACAATATTCTGGGACCTTGACAATCACTCAACACCGCACATGCTGGTTTGTGGGGCGACAGGTTCGGGGAAGTCAGTATTTCTGAGATCTACAATCGAATACGCATTAACAGCGGGGGTCAATGAGGTTTACATATTTGATCCTAAGCATGAATTCCTGAGCTATAAATCTGTGAACGGGGTCACTGTTGTCAGCGATATCAGTGAGATTGAGCTGCAGATGATGATGCTGGTTGAAGAAATGGAGAAGAGGATCAGGACGCAATCAATTAAGAAAATGCTGATAGTCTTTGATGAGTTTGCTGATGCTGTTGCCAATTCACGCAAGGGAGAGAAGCTGAAAAACTATGCTAACGAAGTTGTCGGAGCATACAGCGACGGCAGGGCCAAGACCAAAAGAGTGGTCAAGAGTGTTGACAAGTCACTGGAAGAGAACCTGAGGATCCTGCTTCAAAAAGGTCGTTCATCGGGATTCAGGATCATAGCTGCCACACAGAGGGCGTCGACAAAAGTAATAACCGGTGATGCGAAGGTTAATTTCCCGGTACAAGTATGCTTCAGGGTGCCCAAAGATATCGATTCTATGGTCGTGATAGACGAGCCCGGCGCTGAATCTTTAAATGGCAGGGGAGATTTTTTAATTAAATCTCCAGAATATCTATTTGTGGTCCGGGCACAGGGTTTTTATTTGAAATAATCATGATAGAGTCAGAAATAGAAATTTGGAAAGACGTGCCTGGATATAAAGGGCTATATCAAGTTAGCAATTTTGGCGTTATTAAATCATTGCCAAGAAATGGTACGCTTGGAGGCATTTTAGTAGGATCAGTCTCAAAACAGGGATATAAGCATGTGCTTTTATATTCTAAGAATACTCGCAAGGACTGGCGAATAAACAGAATAGTCGCATTGTCATTTATTCCTAATCCACACAACTTAAAACAAGTAAACCACAAAGACGAGGATAAATTAAACAATTCCGCTGATAATCTTGAGTGGTGTACGGCAAAGTATAATGTGAATTACGGAACTCTTCCGCAAAGGAAATCTGAATTAAGAAAAGGGTTCAGATATACTCTCACATCAAAGAAGAAAATGTCCGAAAGTCAAAAAAGGATAGCAAAACGAGGAGAATTGAGCCCGTATGCTAAGAAAGTTTATCAATACGATAAAAACGGCAATTTTATTCAAGAATGGGGATCGCTTTCTGATATTGAAAGAGAATTGGGATACCCTCACGGAAACATTGGGAAGGTAACGCGGGGCGACATAAAATCTGCATACGGATTTCTATGGAGATATGATAAAGAATAATCCAATGGACGAACTGAAGAAAGAAGCCGAGCAAATACAGGCCTATCTTGATATAACCGTATCAGGGGACCCGGAAGAGATGTCAGAAAGAATATCTACCCTGATGTCTTACATGTCCCGTTCAGGTGAAATGCTTGCAAAGGCAAAGAAGATACTGAGAGCCAGGAAAACCAGCGAGATAAACAAGACCATCATTTCAATTGCCAAAGC